TGTGCCGGTATCGCTTATCAAAATTTCGATACCTCGCATATTTTCAGCAAGCGTAAGCCTTTTGTCTAAGGCTTTTAGAATGTTCTGTACGGTCTCAGGACCTACAACTTTTTCGAGAATCATCCGTTGTATACCTTAGCGCCCTTAACTGCACGCACAACAAGGCTAATGTGCGCATAGTGATTAACTGGATTACTTGAACTAATACGGAAGCGTACTTGTGGACCACTAATAGTCTTCCACAAAGTAAGCCTTGTCAACTTGCCTACAAGTGCTGTAGTATTTGTGTTGTTAGTGGTTCCGTATGTAGACCAAGTCGAACCAAAATCAAGTGAATACTCTACCGTGATATCTAACTGGTTTGGAGACAAACGGATACTAAAGTATACTAACTCAAGATGGTGAATGGTTACACTATCTTCCGGAGTAGCTCCCCAAACATCTACTGTCGTATACGAGAATCCATCATCTGAACCAGATTGTAAATAGCCAGTTTCATAGTCTTTATTGCTATACGCAATGACAGTATTGCCACTAATGTAAACTGCATCTGTTGAAGTTAAATACTCCAAAGTACCAGGAATCGTATTATACGTTACGTATGTTGCCCAGTAACCGTATTGCGACACTGGCACACTTCCACCCCAAGCCATTGAGTACCAGTTTGAATTATTAATAGTCTGGACGCCCCAAGTCTTCGTATGGAAGCTATACTTATACAATGCAGTATCATTAGAATACCCTGTAATTAACCAGTATTCATTAAGTCCTGGATTGTATATTGCGTAAGACTTTAACGGAGTAATTGGTCGGTATGTACCTTGTCCACGGTAAGGAATATTATCGGCAATACTTGCATACTGTTCCGGTGTTACTAGATAGATATTCTGGTAGGTCGGAACAATAACTCCATTGCCTACCTGTACAGCAGCAAAAGGTGCAATACAACCAATGCTAGTATGCCGACTTGTAAACGCAAATGGAGTATCGAACCGATCAGTTGCAGATACAATATCAACAGATTCACTACGTGTTAGTAGTGCAGTTGTGTCAGATAACGGAAATAGCTTCTGCACCGTATTCAAACCACTGTTACTAGTCGGTGCAAGATCTTCATACCCAGAACCTAATCCGCTCCAGTCAGTACTGCTAAACTTAACACTCCACTGAACACGATTAGGGTTTGAATAGATACCTGTTGCAAACAAGCGTCCATTAAACAGTGACACAAACTGTGCGTCTTGTGGTGCATCTGTAATCCGTGAGTATGTTTTGGTTGCAAGATCAATCTCAAACATACCTGCAATTGGATTTGTACAGATAAGATTTGTACCCCACTGAACAAACGAAAATCTGTCCCCAACAGCAAGGCCGCTAAACGCAGGCCCTGTCATCTGCGTGTACGGTTCAGGAACAAGATAGGCAGCATTCTCACCACACCACCAGATACCTGTCAGCGTAGCTACAACGAAAACCCTGTGCGTAGCATACCTAACACAATGGATTGTGAGAATATCATCTACCCCAGCTGTACCGACTTCACCACGCAACAACATATTCCCAGCAGCCATTAACTGCTGAGATTTCTCTACGTACATATTCCGCAGTGCGTAACAGTCGTTGGGTGTACTTTGTAACACATTACCAGTAACACGCAATCCGGTAGGTTGTGTAAGTAACGGAATATCTATCGTGTCTGAACCTGGCGTCAGTTGACTTACGTCAAACTGAACTTCACGATTTTGAAGTGTCCTAGACATTGACAAGAATAGTGCGAGAATACTGAACTAATGCACCCTGAAAGCCAAAATCTGCTGCCGCACCAACATTAGAGTTTTGTAGCGTAATCTCTAATGTATACTGGATTAACGAGTTAGCAGCTATTGACTCGTTAATGTTAGCTCCAGAAGATAGCGAGAAGATGTTTTGTCCAGTGCTAGCAGCTACTGTACGTGATGCAAGACTTGTCCGCGAAACAACACTCGTAGAATAATCTTGCTTATATACAGTACCTGTAATACTGGTGTTTACTGTGGTATGCCCAAAGATCGACACATCCACTAACGTGCATGGCCTTGGTAGCAGTAACCCAGCACGAAGTACCGGCGATGAATTACCTCGTGTACGCACACCATACTGTGTCGTCAAACCAGCAACTTCCCAATCGCCAGCAGATGTGTTTGCTGCACGATCCCACATCTTGTCAACTCGTCTAAAGGCTGACCAGTGCATAAGTTGATAACAGTTGTATGCTGATACAACTGGATCATTATTCCAGTCACCAGCACCCAAAAGCAAATCATCCATGCGCTCACGAATGTCAACCTTAAGTTCCCTTAGTGCAGCCGCACAAGCACTAGCCGGTCTAGCACCTGAAGGAAACATTACGTTGAATTCACGCGTGTATGTCATATTGCTTGCGTGAGATTAGCCTTAGTGTAAGTCAAAGACAGGCCAGTAAAGGTGGCACCTGTCGCTGTATTAACTACAACCTTAAAGTAATAAAGTTTGTAGTTTGTTGCAGTACTGTCAATGGTATGCGTAATAGATGCAGAAACTACGCCTTGCGCAGTACCTGTCGGCATCGTAGCAGTGCCACGAACATTCAGTGCTACTGTACCAGTAGTTGCATCAAGCTCTTCTAGTGTAGCAGTAATTGTTGATCCGCCAGCAGTTGTAGTCCCAATAACAGACAACTGCGAGACTGAAACACCACGAGGTATGTATAGTGGCGCATAGTAAGTAACCGAACCACCGACAGCAGAATGTGCAATACCTGCTGTACCTACTGTAAGTGTACTACTACCTGAATTGCTATACAACTGAAATGCGTGGTGAGGAATGTACATCACCTGTAATGCTGTAGCAAAACTAACTGGATCTGTAATCCAATTACCAGGACCGAGCAATGTTTCCATACGCTCACGTACATCGAGCCGAATCTTTCGCATGTCGGCTGCGGCCGTTGCCGGGTCATTATCACCCGGCAACGCCTCATTCCAAGCGTTAGTATACGCCATTATCTTGCCTTCACAGTTGGTTGCTGAAGTAATGCCTTAATGACTTCAATATCTACAGTGTTACTGTTCACACGACTATCAATCGTTTGGACTGTAACACGTAGCTCTGTCATTGATTTGGTAAGACTCTCCACTGAACTACTAATCCTCGCCGCCCCCCAAATCAGCGCTGCAATGTTAAGTCCTATGGTAATTACAGATGATAAGTTCATCTTCCCGTCCATTACCAGTCATCTCCACCAATCAGGTTTCGCCGATTCAGCTCAGTGGAAGGAAATACATCGACAGATTCCTCGAAGGCCTGCGTTTCTTCGTCGTACTCGTTGTTCTTGTCTGAAAGCCAAAGCTTCCAAGTATTCATAGCATATTGCGCCTTGGGGTAATCTATAATCTGATCGAAGTAGTACCACCGCGCTAGATAGGCAATCCCCTCATGCCAAGAATCTGGCAGAATGGGTGTGTCGCCGTTGGCAGACAAATCTGCTGGCGTGATTTTAGCTCTGTACTCAATTACGTACACAGCATCGGGAGGCTTGTAAAGCTGGATTGTAGTACCTTCTCGGTAATACAACCTTGGTTCATCATAGTCGTTGGGATACTGCGTCGTCCCATCAACTACGTACAACTGCGGAGAATCAACACGCTTGAGTGGCCGATTTGTGGTCTTGTTCCACACATCGAAGATCATCGTCTCATCTGCGGCCAGGCTATACGCAACCTGGCCGTAGACGGTCGAGAAGGTCCTACGTGGGCGTGTACGCTGAAACCGGAATCGTGTAGCTATATGCTTATAACTACGGTTTACGATAGGATTCAGTGTGGCATCCGGCACGTTGGTCGTGTTCGGGCTACCAATCAGATTCCGCAGTAGGTCTCTGATTTCGCTGAAAGTCACGGTAGGCTCCTAAGGTATTCCTTCAAAACATGCGTAGCTGCAACACCACGACGGCGCCGATCAACGGCAGTTGTTGGACTCCCACCACCACCGCCACCAGCTGCAACATTAAAACTAGCTGAATCAACTAGCGTTACACCAGCACCACTAAATCGCAGCACATGCGCACCAGTACCTGCGATCTCGAGGTCTGTAAACGTAGCGATTCCACTAGCGTTTGTGTTTACAGGCGTCGTACCGCTGAGCACACCCGTACCAGTCTGCACGGCCGCCGAGATTGCACGCCCTGCATCGTTAATGGTATCGCCAACCTGATCCAACACACGAACAACTGGCTGTGTCGTAAACGGCGTTGCATCTACTGCACCGGACGGTTGTGTAGTAATCGACAACGATGTTGCGACACGAGCAGCAACATTGACAGTTGCACTCGTAACAGGCGTAAGCCCACCACCAGTAAACTGAATGGTATGATTACCAGTTCCATTGATGCCAAGGTTAGTAAACGTCGCTAAACCATTTGCATCAGTGTTAGCAGTAGTCGTACCGATCAGTGCACCAGTGCCCGTAGCGATCGCAGCAGTAATCGTCGTACCAGCTTGCGAGAAGTTCGCACCAAACTGGTCCTTGATCTGGACTGCAGGCTGCGTCGTGAATGCAACATTGGTTACTGCACCAGCAGGCTGTGTAGTCATCGCCAACGATGTTGCTACCGGAGCAGCATTCTCATTGACGTTGAAGCCAATCATACCCCAACCACCAGACGAACCCAACGTACCTGACGGTGAAGTACTTGCTGCACCAGTCTCAGTCAACAACACAATTCTGCAATGCGACGACGAAGATGCATTACCACTGTGCCAACGATTGATTTCGCTAACAGGCGAAGCATCTGCCGTAAACGAAATCGTCGTATTGCGATAAACCAAGAATGCAACAGACAAGTCATTTACAGCTGAAGTAACTGTAACACTAGGTGTTGTGCTTAATCCAGACGCATCAACGTTAGCATCACGCCAGCTAGCCCCAGCCACAGCACCCTGCACAGGAATTGCTACAGCACCCTTAATCTGCGGTGTGCCGGTAGTATTGATTGTAACAGTCGCCGAACCTGCTGTTGGACTAGTGAGTTCCCAAACCTCAATACGCCCACCGTTAGATCCCGACGAGAACTGAATCTGCGAGACCTGCGCTAAGTTCTGCGGCGTACCAGTGTTAAAGACAACACCTGTAACGTCATCAGCACTGGACGATGCGACACCAACACAAACGATTAGTGTCTCGCCAGATGCAACAGTTACAGAACCAGTACTAAACGAATTGGTTGTGCCAGTACCGCTTGCTGGAGTTCCAAAAGTAATAGGCATTAGCCAACTCCACTGGTTCGTGCAGCAACTCGAGTAATATCGCAGCCTACGCGAATGTTATTGAGATCCTTCATGTTGTAGTACTGCGAAGTTGCGTCAAGCGCAAAATCTGCAAGCACTGTACCCACAGCAGCACCCTTAACGAAGCCAACTGCGGTCTCTGTAGATGGGAACTGGTTCCCCGTCGGGTAGTTTGTACCACTTCCACCCGCGTAGAAGATGTTTCTTGTCACATTATAGCCAGTCCAATACTGCGTGAACGACGGTATGCCCTCTGTCCGGCCACTACCAGACATTCCATACGAACCCTGGCAGAAAATGTTGTCAGTAATGTTGACATTAACGCCAGTTCCAACTAGAACCATGCCTTGTGGATTACCTCCACCGTTCATTACCTGCGTGCAGTGCTCAAAGTACACGTCGCGAGAGCCATTAGACACCTCGTTAGTGTACCCTGTTGCCGTATTGGGTGACTTGTTGATATTGTAAGCCAAACAATCAACAAACTGCACACGTGCAACTGGTCCTTCGCCCTGCTTTGCGCCAGAATTGCCAGCAACACCGAACAATCTTGCGCAATTTCGCCACAGGCAGAGGTGATACATGAGGTCATGGGTCTCATTTACAGCATTACTTGTCGTCATTGAGCCAGTAACAGACTTAATAACGATCGCAACACCCGTCTGAGCATCCGACCACATACCATCAAAGACGCATCCATCGTACAGATAACGTCCGCCACGCTTATGCTCGTTCAGATTCTTGATGGTGTAGTCAATTCCACCATAGCTAGCATCATTCTGGTTCCACTCAAGCTGTGTCGTCATCAAGCAGCGCTTGACATACACATCTCGTGGAACCCAGTTTGTAAGCTGAGCAGGTAGATTGTTGCCGCCAGTGAAGAAACTTTCACCAGCCGCACGGAATGCACAGTTGTCAAACATGTACGGGCCGCTGCCGTGGTTGATGCAAACTGCCTGGCACTCCGTGTTGACTTCCTTGAAGTCCCAGAAATCGCAGTCGTACACGCCCATGCGCGCCGCCACGGCATAGATCCCGCGCTGCGTACCCTTCGAAGGGTTGCCCATGAAGCGGCACCGATCGAAGTAGATGTCCTTCGGGATGCTGGTTACGTCAGCAGAGCTGCTATGTCCCATCTCGACAAGATGGTAAGTCAGTGCTGCCGTAGATTCGAAGCGCAAACCTAACCCGTACAAACGCTCCTTCGCACCTTGAAGATCCAGAGTAGCCAATGTGTTAGTTGTACGCAGTACTGCAAGGTTCGCATTGTCCGTGCTCGTCACACGCGTCCCCTGCGCGGGGAGCGAGGCGTAAGCGCTGGAGCGAATCACCAGATACCCACTCGCAGTACGTACTGGTAGTGTGAAGTTTCCAGAGTACGTAACTCCCGCAGTCAGCTCGATAACACAGTTTGCAATGCTTGCCGAAGACGACAACGCAGTACTAAGCGCCGCACCGTTCGCAGGCGTGAAGGTCGCCGCTGCGTTGTAGTTACTTGGCGGTGTACGCGTGATACCAGTCGGCACACCTTCCCAATAACCAGTAACATCATTGTACGTAAGGCCAGCCGGAGGTGCAAATCTCGGTGCTGCAAACACACTACTAATCGGTGCAGCCGAGACATTGATCGTCACGCTAAGCTGAACACTCTGCGCAGCGTTCGGATCGCTAACTGTTACCGTCGTGACATATGTACCAGCAACAGTCAACGCACCTGGCACCACACGATACGCGATGGTGTAAGTACCGTTACCATTGTTGGTGATCAACAGCGACAACCACGAAGCAGCCGTTGTTGCTGACGGACCAGCCAGTGTACCAGTGCCGATGTTCGAGATAATCGACGTCTGCGACGTTGGTGCAGCTGAACCAATCGTATAGTTATACGGTGTTGGTGCAGGTGCAACATTCAGAATCGGGTTTGCAACAGGTGCGCTAGTAACCTGGAACACAACCGGAACTGTCACACCCTGTGCAGCATTGGCATCGCTGACAGTAACTGCTGCATTATACGTACCGCCAGGCAGTGTGCCTGTAATGCAGTCAACATTCAACGTGTACGTCGGACCTACGCCCGTAACGGAGGCAGTGCACCAGACGGGATCGTTGGGATTCTGAAACGATACACTAACAGTAGGTCCAGCAAGACTACCACTAGCACCAATATTGCTAATAGTAGCAGTCTGTTGTGACGGATTAGCTCCACCGTTCGTCGCACTAAAGCTGAAACCATTGGTGCTAACATTGAGTTGGACAGCATTCGTGACGGAATCAACATTCAGCTGAACCGTCCCAGTTGCCGTATTTGGTGCAGCCGGATCACGAACAACTACGGTAGCCCAGTGCGAGCCAGCAGCTAATGTTGCAATGCCAGTACTCGGTGCTAGCGTCAGCGTCCAAGTCGGTCCTGCACCAGTGATTGCACCAGTAAGCCACGGAGCCGAAATCGACTCAATCTCCGGAGCGACAAGCGCCGACCCTGCGGGGCCAGCATTACTAATCGTAACCGTACGACTGGCCGGCGTGCTCGTTGAGCCACCCAACGTGCTTGTATATCCGTCTCCACCCGTCCACGAGAGTCGTAGAACAGGCTTCGGCGGATCAACAGTCATCGTGACTTGTACAACTTCAGGCGAAGCGTCGTTAGCGTCGCTAACTGTCACATTCGCCACGTAATCCCCAGCAGCCGCAGCACCTGGCAGCACGAAGCAAGACACTACCCAACCCGCAGCAGTAAGCGTCTTGACAACAGTCAGCCAGCCACTACCACTCACATAGCCGATCGAGAGCGAAGGATCAACTAACACACCACCAGAGCCATACACAAGAAACGAATCGCTCTGAACCTGCGTGCTGCTAACCTCCGTTCGCACAACCAGCGATGTTTTCGAGACAGCAATAACCCCCGGTGTCGGCGGGCTATCTGTCGTCGAAATAACAGACTGTCGCCTAAATCCGAAGGACATTATCCGACACTCCAAGACCAGTAGACCGTAAACGAACCAGAGGTATATGCAGTCACGTCGATATAGACTGAGACACCATCCTGTCGAACATAGTGAATCATATCCATCGAGATATCAGTGCCCGCAGCAATATCTCCCGATGTGCCAGCCTTCTGATAGATTACCTCACGAAGCGCAGTCCCGTTAGGAGTATTCACTCCCAGAGCCTTGATCTTCGCAGAACCCACGAAGCTACTACTAACAACGTCGATTGCAAGAGTACCAATCGACGGCAACGGTGGCATACAAATCAACTGTGCGCCAGTACCGTTGAATGTCTTTTGCCCTGCAATATTGTTGAACATGTTACTTGAAGTGAATTGTCACGGTTGTCGGAATCTGTAGGTTATCCTGTTTCAGGATCCTATACCGTACTGCAGGGTGTGGAAAAGGGGTGGACTCATCAGTCAGTTTGGCTGACTCTGATTGAAGATCAGGTCGTACCAACTCTAGCTGTAAGTCGCACCCCTCGTAAACTTTAGCGATAACAACGCGTTCTTCGCTACCTTTACTTGTAATCCACGGTCCCTCCACACGACCTACAGCTCCCATTAAGGCGAGCTTCTGTGCCATGTTGAGTTATCAAAATTTTGATCAGTAGATCGCCGGGCTGTCTACGAAGTACCGAACAACCCAGTCAATCGAACCGTTAGGGGCAGCATTGGGAGTGTACGTTCCCCGAGCATCAGCCGTAGCCGAAGTCGACCCCTTGACGATGACACCCGGCGTACCAGGCAGGGCGGCATCCTGCTCCTCACCAACCGGCACCACGGAGCTACAGACAAAGTCCAGACCAAGCACCTTGCCAGTACCCATGATGATAGTGTTGGCGGAAGCGTCAGCGACGATCACCTCCGTAATGGAAGTTACAGTGTCAAAGGCCTTAGCGCCAGTAAAGGTCTTCGACGTACCCGTAGCGGTCACTGACCATGCTTCAGTCACAGTCCTGCCATGCCGAGTACCAGTAATGGTACCCGACATAGCAACAACGGACGAAGCGTGAGTGACAGTGATAACAACATTCCGCGCCGGGGTAAGCGTCGCCACACCACCACTAGCGAGCGAACCGTTCGGAGTACGTGTAGTCGTACCAGCAGCACCTGCACCGGCGTGCGAGGTAACGATACCGTTGGTAACGTTAGCCGGCACGTCAGTCCAAGTCTGCTTAACGATGATGCTAGGATACAGCACAATTTCACGCTTTGCATCCGTGAAGTATCCCGGCTTGCTTGGGTCAACAAGCCGGATTGGATGCGTCAGCTGAGACCCTAGCTGATTAGAACTAAGCGGCATGATTAACCTCCAGACGAGCCGTAGATACCACGCCAGTCGCTGTGTCCCCAGCCAAGACGCTGCCCACCCTTGAACAGCGCATCGCCAGAGTGGAAGTCATCACCAGACTGGAACTGGTACGGCTTCCGAACATAGTAGTTCACGTCGTGCATGTCGCACTGAACAAACCACGCGTCAGTGTCGACAAGGTAGTGCGACAGATGCGGCGAGATGCCTTCACGCGACACCTGGTTAATATCGTTCTGGTTGCCGCCCGGAAGGTTCGGGGTCTTGAGAACCTGGTTGACCATCCAGTAGTCACCGATCGAGTGGATCACTCGGGTCGGGATGAAGATGGCCGGAATCCCAGACTCGTCCGTGAGCGCATGGAAGTGTTCCAGCGCAGCCTGAAGCGGAATGAGACCGAAGTCCACATCCGTCACGGGCTTGTTGGCAACCTGCGAGCCAGCGCGCAGAAGCACGTGGTCAGTGGCACAGAGTGCCTTGCCGTCCCAACCAGCGTTGAGCGTAGCACTGAACGCATTGTTGAACGGTGCGTGCATAACGATCTCTTGGTTGTTACGGGCAGAACGGCCCAGCGCAGCCGCCATCTTGTTCCCGAACGTTCCGTACAGATCGTCGTCCATCATCTCGACCGTAATACGATAGCCGAGAGCATAAGTGGTGAACTTATACTTCTTGGCGTTCCCTTCGATCGCTTCCTGGTAGCGAACCGATCCGCCCTCAGGCTTCACCTGAAGCGAACCGAACCCAGCAACCGGGAAGTCTTCCTCGTACGCGCGCTGGGAGGTCTTCTTATTGACGAGCTTACTGCCCTCAATAGGACGCTCCTTGTACGCGTTGAACATCACTCGAGCATATCCGGGAGCGAGATGCTTCGAGAACGGACCGCGCATCATAGGCATTAGTAATTCTCCTTAGGAAGCAATAGCGTCGAACTGCACGTTCGCGGCAAGCGGCTGAACGAAGAAGATCGCTCCGTCCAACGAGTCCGCGGCTGCGATGCCACCAAGGATCTTGACACGCGGATTGCCAGTCGAGGCCGGAAGAACCTTCCAGACACCCGAGCCAGCGTCAGAAATGTCAACTTCGTCACCGACATACGAGTCCGCATAATCGGTGTCAGACGACATAGCAATGACGTCAGACGTCTTGAGCAGACGAAGTGGAACCTTGCTATTCGGATTGAGCAGTGACCCATAGGTGCTCGGGTTTTCTGCAACCGCAGCAATCAGTGCCGGATTGGCACCGCACTTCTTCATGGTGTTAGTACCCGTGTCGTAGAACACGAGATCACCAGACACCCACGTAGCAGAACCGTCGGGAGTATACTCCTCGACAAAGTCGCTGCAAATGTGCTTGGTGTGATAAGCCTTAAAAGTACTCACTGTGACCCCTCGTTGATGAAGACTCTGGCCTTAGAGATGTCGATACCTGCACGACGGAGCTGTGCAAGCAACTGATCGGCTACAGCTTCGACTTCTCGCTCGTGCTGAGTGAGGAGCTCCATGTTCCGGCGCTCCTGGCCCTTAATTCGCCACTCATACTTCGAGCGAGGAATCTTCATGAGGGTGAACTCATCACCAAGATTACGTCCACCTTCCTCGACAGGGACTCGGGTGTAGCCTTCCTCGATCCGCTGCGAGGCCTTATTGGGATCCTTAATGTTCACAAAACGATAGTGATGGTCAGGATCCTTTTCCTGCAACTCCTTGGTGTCCAGCATACGCTGCTTGGGCGTACGCGAAGGCGCACCGAAAACAGTCTTATTCTCCTGCTCCTGCAATTCCTTCATCTGAAGCTCGAGCGTAGCCTTACGGTCCGCGAGCTCATTAGCATGAATTGCTGACCCGTCAACCTGCTTGTTACCATCCTTCGGGCTGTCGGGGGTTCTGTTTACAATCACGTTAGCCATTGAATGCACTCTTGTTGTAGAGATTGTAATCCTTCAAGTAAGCTTCAACTGAGTCGTAACCGAGTCCTCGCGCAATGGACTTAGTAACATCGTCCACAACCATCTGCGAGTTGCCACTCTGTGCCGGCAGCGTAGGAGTCGGTGCGAACGGAAGTTGCGCCTGTTGCTGCTTACGAGCGTCTTCCGCCTGGCGCTGATTCACAGCTGAAACGTACTTGTCGATGTTGCCCGGCAGCCCCCGAACATACGCAATAAGATTATCCCACCCCGATGCAGTTGTCAACTGGCTCTTGTCAGGAACCTGGTTAACCAAGGAAGCGATTTGATCCTTGTACAGACTGAACTCCAGCGGATAGCGTTGCTCAGCACTGTTCTGTGCAAGAAACAAATTGTTCTGCGTGAGCGGTGCAAGCCGCTGTTCAAGATGATTAGACGCAAGCCGCAGTGCCTGATTGGTATGAATCTCCATACCCATCAAGCGCTCATTCGGATCCTCCGAATTGATAAGCTGCGCAATCTGCTCACGAGTATACCACTGCTCCTGATGCTGTGGCTGTTGCTGCTGTTGCTGCTGGTTCTGTTGCTGATTTAAGCGCGAGGCCAGATCAAGTCGAGCTTCCTCCGAGATACGGAGCGCCTCACGTAGGGCGTCAGTCTGCGGCATACCAGTCGCTGGCGGCGTCGGAGTCGCTGGCGTGGCTGGCGTAGTACCATTCTGTCCGTCTGGATTCGTCTGCTGAGAATCGTTCGACTGACTAACAGTCGCTTCGATCTCATCAAGAGTAACAATGTGGGGGAAAGTCATTGATTCTTCAACTCCAAGATAAGTTCATGTGGTAGGCGTAGAGACCTACTATAGGCCTCCAAAGCCCCCTGCGAATGGTACAGGTTGGCCCGACCCTTGGCCGTTGCTAGGCGGCTCTTCGTAGCCTCCTCCCATTGCTGGATTTGCTCCACCAAAAGCTGATAGGTCGGGTTCGAGAGGAGTTCCTCCAGGCTGGCCACCAGCTCCTGGCGCTCCGGCTCCGCCAAGCTGCTGAAGGAATCTCTCAAGGTCAGGAAGGTACTCATCGGGGTTAGGAATCTCGTACTTCGTGAGCAGGTCCTTGAACATCTTACGAGCAGACTTGAGCACTTCGTCTGCCATCTGTGCAAGCACCGGCATAGTTTGAGCAGATTCAACTGCCATCTTGCCAAGCTCCACAACCTTCTGGAGATACATCATCATGGTCTGGATGATGGCAAGCTGCACCTGCTGCTGCACTGAACGGTTGGACGCTGCATCTGTGGCCGAGAGATCAATCGTCAACGCTCCATGAATATTGTCGTTATCGACAGAATCAAAGAACGTCTTAAGATCCTCTGCGACCTGATCGTTAGCAAACACCAAGTCATCGACTGTACCCAATCCGTACTGAATCCAGATGTAGAGACAATTGTTCAACATCTCCGCACATCCGTTACGGATATTCTCGAGCACCTCCTCGACACGCTTCGTGCCTTCCTGAATCAGGGCTAAGGTTGATGTGGCAGTGGCACGCGAACCCACGATAGGAGATTCACGGCCGGTGAGATAGTCCGACACGCCAGTACGCTTCTCAGCTAAGCCGATAACGTTCTGTCGCTCCGTCAACGTCGACGGATATGTGTCCGAAGCTGCATTGAAGGGAACGAAGTCCTTAGAAGGATCGGGAACTTTGAAGACTCTTCCTGAATACAGCTTCGGCTTAGCTTCGATTTGGGAGTCCGTACGCGCAATGAACATACGGATATTTGCCAAGTAAGCATTGTTCAGTGCATGGCGTTGCCACTGAGTCAACACCTCCTGGAAGTTCAGAGTCATCTCTGCAATGCCAATACCGTACAACGAATCGTTCGTGAGATTGTACGGAATGACAGTGTACGGCTTCCTCTGATGGAAGTAATAGTTGTACCTAAGCTGGAGCAGGGTCCGCGTCTGGGGGTGATAAGTACCCACAAGCCTAACTGGGGGCTTATCTTCATCCAGAGAGAAATCACCCCACCACTCGAACACTTCGATGAAGTGATTTGCTGAATGGGCACCTTCGTGATTCGCAGACTTGGCACGCTCAGCCTCAAGGATGTTCAGAGTGTTGTACGTTTCCTCGCCCTTGAGCTGCTTAACGTTAGTGATCTTGCCAGATGCCTGGGCAATGAGCAAGTCTTGATATGTTACACGCTGGCGCTCGAAAACAATCGGACACAGCTGGAGGTCTTGGTAGTACGGGGGAAACATGAAGTCTGCAAGCGAGATGCCGTAGATCTTCGGCCCCGCGAACTCCTTAACCTTCTTGCGTTCGACTTTCCACTTCCTGTCATACGACATGACTTCACGTTCAGTACAGTCATAAACAGTCTTGAAGACCATCGTACCATGCTTCGCAAGTTCAATCAGTCGCGGAAGCATAACCTTGCGCAACTGTAACTGATGCTTCTGATAATAGTTGACCCACTTTTCGAGAGACTCGACCTGACCGAGTACATCCTTGCGCAGACCCTTAATACGAAACACAGGATCAGCCTTGAAGATACCGGTGTCCAGCCTCGCCACGATCGGGTCAACTGCCATAGCAATCAGCGGAACAACATCGCCTGACGCACCAACAAAGGGATCAGCTTGTGGGCCAAGCGACTTCGCACGGTAGGCTTCTTCTTCACGCTTGAACTGTTCGAGCTTGGACTGGTGTGCAGAGTCAAGCGTGTGGTACCAGTCGTCAAGCCAAGTAAGCAGACGCTCTTTCTGCCGAGTGCTCATTGAGATCATGCCCGGATAGGGCTTCTCATAATCACCCGCAGCACGGGACTCGTTGAGTTCTGCCCCGTAAGTCTCTAGATCAATGACACTTGTCGCCATGTGGGAGCACTAGGGAGAGAGTGGAATGGGGGGCAGGGAGTGGGGGCTCTGCGGGATAAGCACTCGTGGGGGATTCCAGTGGGGCGTGGAAATCAAGCAGTGGTGGGGGGTGAAGGGAGGGGAAAGAGCGCACGCAGTGCTGGCTCTGCTTTAGCAAACGACAGCGAAACAGGAATGCCAAGCACGCGGAACTTGAGCTTCTTGTCGTGCAGAAACGGCCACACGTAACGCCAGAAGATCTCGGCACGCGTAAGTGAGTCGTAGGCCCCAAACCTAAACAGGTCGTCGGCCTTATGCAAGTTCGACATAACCAAGTACTCTTGAAGTGTTAACACGTTTCAGCGCCACCGCGTAGCCGTTACGTTCAACCTGCGTACCCCCTACCGTTGTGTTCCCCTCAACAGAAAGCAGCACTGGCAAAGCCCTAACAACCAGCCCGCAGTGATTAGCATCACTTGGGTTTCCCGCTGCGTGATAAATAACAGCCCTGCCAGGCAAAGGTGAGTCATGCCACCGACCAGCCAACTTCGCGTGGCGAACCCACTCATCACACGACGGAGCCCTGCCACGAGGCGGCGCCCACAAGCCACAATCCCACGCCCAACACGCGAGTGCCGAAGCGCACCAATAGGACCCAAGGGCTGCACCAGCTCGAGTGTTATACCCGTCGATGACTCCCGAACGATTCGAGCCCTCCGGCATCTCGCAGATCCCAATATCCGCGAGCGCACGCACAATGACCTGACGGACTTGGGGCGGTGTGTCACTGGCGAGCCATCTAGCCGGGGGAACAATCACACTATGCGCCGGGGTCATGCGCAGCCTTGTTGAGTTGAGCCTTCTCCCTCGCATGGATGAAGCCGAAAACCAGAAGCACCAGCGCGCTTCCGAACCCTGCGCCGCTCAAGTGCTCCGTCAGCCGGGCCTGACAAACCGGCTCCTCGAGGATGTACAGTATCGTGGAAACCAACAGGGTAAGACCGCCCAACACTCGCTTCTTGCCATTTAGGAAGTTCATCGGGAAATAGCTCAAGTTGGAGTGACATAACGAGGTATCAAAATTTTGATCACTGCATGTAAACGCCAGACTGCTGCGTACCGAACATCAACTGCGTAAACGGATCTTGCTGCAACTCAAGCAATTCGTCAGGATCCTCATTGGGATGCAAGAGCTTCATCACAATCAGATCCTGCTCGCGCTTATTACGAGCACGCTGCTCGGGAGACATAATACCCAACCAAAGCTGCTGCTGCATCGACAGCGCATCAACCGTATCGTCGTGCTCCCCGAGCGGAAAGTCTGCCATCTCATTCCGCATTAGCTGCTGCGTGGGGTGCATGAAGATCCTATGCGCTGCCATCAGCGGCTGCAATCCACGGATACGAACCTCTTTCTTCCCAACAGCCTTGAGCTCTTTGATTGTGAAGTAATCTCCACGCTTGGTCATCTCATTCGACACGAACCACTTGAACGCCTTCTGGTAAGCGACGCCCTCGATACCCACCACGCGTGGCCGATACCGATAGTGGATGCGGAATATGTACTCAATCACTGCACCGGGGCTGCAGCGCTGTGCCCACATATCGAGGATCAGCGCTTCGCCCCACGGTGTGACACCCACAGTACACACCACATTCCGATCTGAGGTGCCCGTCTCGGCAGGTGCCAGATCGACCGTGGTGGTAATGTCCAGCTGTCCGATATGCACGCGACGGATCACCTGCCCGTCCACGTTGTACATCTCGATCCAAGTCTCGTCTGGATCCACGTAACGCCAGTACATCAGGTCCTGAACATTCAGATCTTGAATCGATTCATCTCGAGGATTGTTCAGATACAGGCACGAGAACTTGTACTCCCCGAGAGCGCTCCGCTTCATCGCGAGCAGGTCCAACGACATGAGCTCAGGGAACAGCGGCGTGCCGTCTGCGGTAATTGCGCTCCTACCGAAGATCGCCACTTGCGGGGCAAGATTCTTCGCGGCCCATGAGTAGATATCGTGGAGGGCCCAGCGCGTACCGACAAGCGTGATGGTGTCTTTTTCGGGCTTGACTAGCAGCGACAGGAAGCCCTTGAACCGATTGATAGTGTCTTCCATCACCTTGGGGGACTTCACGGCCTCCTCTGAGATCGGGTCGTCCGCAGTGATGTCGGTATAGTGTCGCGACGTGAACGCACCTGTCATACCGATCGTGTCGATCGTGGGCTCTGGCCCAATCCAGGTACGGTTAAAATCTAACTCAGAATCATTCCAACGGATACCTTGGCGCTTGGTGTCCTTCGGAATAACTTCAGGGTACAGTGCCCGGAACACCCGATTAGATTCCGCGTGCTGTCTGATCGCACGCAACATACGCTCAGCGTTGGTCGCAGACTCGTTTGCGATCAGATTGCGTGTGTCTGGGTTGCGAACGACTCGCTGTAGCGTCCCACCGATTGTGATGGCTGAGGTCTTGAAATGATCTCGCGGCATGAGCAAGATCTTGAACCGCGCACGGTTATCGGTGTAGAATAGGCAAAGTGGTCCATGACACTGTGGCCGCATGTCCTTGTAGCCGAGCACCACAGTGTTGAACAGGTACAAGTCCGTCTTAGCCATTTCGGCTAGGTCCCGACGCACATCGAACGATGCGCCAGTGATCAACGGCTCTTGGCCTGGGAGCTCAATATCAGCCATGATCGGCTACTGGCGTAAAGCTGTTCGTGTGATCGTCATTGCCCGTGGTGATCGCACCGTACTGCGCTCGAATCTCTGCGGCTCGGACCATTGCTTCAGCAATCTCTCGAGCATCTGCGTGCGCCAGCACCAGGCCGCCACCCACTTCGACCTTCTGGGACTTCATGGTTTGTGGCCCACGGTCCGCAAGGTCGATAGCGGCTTTCAGTCGAAGGTTCTCGTTGCTGCCATTCTCCATCGTGTCAGCGATCTTGTCGATCGCCTGAATGGACAGCCTGTGCAGCAATGCACCCATGTCGAGGATCCGATCACTTACTTCGTTCTGGCACGATTCGAGATATGCCTTAATGTGGGGATTCCTGGCAGTCAGCATGCTCACGTAATTCCGCGACAGTCCAGCGGCTTCAGATGCCGCGGACTTGGTGGGTGCTGCAGTGGTCGCATAGAGTTCGAGTGCGCGTCGCACGCGGGGCGACAGATTGCGCACGTGGTCGGCTGGCTTATACATACGTGTAACTATGCAGCATACCGGCCAGCTTGTCAAGTCTGGTGACAACCTGAAGTATTACTATCGCTGGGGCGAAGCGCGCAGTTATCAAAATTTTGATTACTGACAGCGTTTTTTCTTGGCGCGATTTGGAGAGGATGCACCTTGGCGGGGACATACGCGCCGCGCGGGGATGTGGGGGGTGCGGCAGCCATCGCATTTGACACATTGGACCCCCCGATGTATCATTCGATTGGTCGCTGTTTGACCGGATGATTGACAACCGATGGACCTGGAATCGCCCCCCGGCGTGGGGGCCGGACATGTCGGAACCGTTGCGCAGACACAACACCAACGGGAGAAACCAACATGTCACGCAATTGGGAATCATACGGAATCGAATGGGAAGCCGGAGAAGTCAAGAAAGAATCCGGCGCGACGTTCCCGGCAGAAATCATCCGGGTTGTCGATCTCGCGAAGTTTGCGAGCACGATCAAGGCCGCCAACGGCGACGTCATGGCGATCTTGAACGCTTCCAACTCGATTAAGGTTATGTGCCAGGACGTGTGCCGCACTAACCCGAAGGACTCACGCGATGCCAAGCGTGAGAAGATGTGGAACCGTCTCACGGGCGTTCGCAACACCCCCCGTGCCGCCCAGCCGAAAGTCATGCTGGCAGACGGAACCATCTGGCAGGGGGACAACGCGGACGACTTCGTGGCCGCTCAGACCGCCGCGTTGTTCAAGCTGGGTCTGCCCACCGAAGCAGCTGAGACCGCCGCGAAGGCCGCGGCAGCCAACCTGAAGTTCTAACCCAACGCGTGACGGTTCCGAGATGGACGGCCTCCCACCTGGGGGGCTTTCTCGCGTTGGGACCCCGCCGGGCCTGGGATGGGTTTCATCAGTGCGAAATGTCCTGGCTGGGCTTCGCCCAGGTTCGGGCGTTGTATCAGTGCGATCGGATCGACCTTGGGCTTCGCCCAAGTCAGAGCGTTGTATCACTGCGTTCTGTTCGTCTGGGCTAGCGCCCAGGTTGAAGTGTTTCATCACTGCGATTCGCTCCCATGTTCGGACGGTAGGTAGGCTTACTGGGGGGTCGGTTTCACAAACAATCAAGTTGCATCTTGCTTTGGAGAGTTAGAAGGTGATTACCATAGTATGTTAGTTAGTATGTTGTTGTATGTTAGGTAAATATATAAGTGATACCTCACACCATATACTACCATACAGAACACACTGACTACCTCACACATGCAAGCGGGCAAACACAGTTGCGAGGTGATTACATTGCGAATGCCACCCCCCAGCCAGCCTACCATACGACCATACACCATTGACAAAGTGTGGCAGTGGGTGTTATGTTATTGGGTCGGGCGGAGGAACTGTACCTCCCCGGCGAAACCACTGAACGGGAGAAACCACGATGATGCAGCCGCAGCGAGAAGCGCAGCCGAGGTTCACGCTGGATGACCTGATCGACACCCCGCTCACGCAGCACGAGATGCGGACGATCCACCTGGACGACATTCTCGAGCGCCATGAGTTTCCGAACTTGCACAACGTGCTCGAGGTTGCGGGTCCAACGCACGACGAAATCGAACTGGCATACAGAATCAACGAGCTCGTGAGCAAGACAGTGTGCCCGATCTGTTGGGACCCGTACTGCCCGTGGCATGGATCGTCGTACCAGAGCCGCGTGACGGACGTCTTGTTCGGCGGTCTGGTCTGAACCGCGCGAGGGGCTGACCAAGGCATCGGTCAGCCCCTTATCAAAGTTTTGATACCTGCCACGGTGCATCAGCACCCACCACAGCGAGGCAAAATCAAATGTCTTGGATCCACATTGCAACGGTGAGCGTCCCGGCAGACGTGAAGTTCCCAGTCGACATGCTGCGTTACGACATGTGTTGGCCTATGGACAGCGACGCAGTGAACGCCATCGCACTCGGACCGCTCGATCACGCGGTGAAGGTAGACGTGATGGCTCGGACTGACCATCGCGACCAGCGAGCATTCACACCTGACCGTTGGGCCAGCTTCGGTGTCCGCATCGTGAACATCGAGACCAAGCGGACGTCGTAACCGAGTTGGGGACCGAACAGACAATCGTTCGGTCCCCTTTCACCCACCATCCCAGAACAATGGACAAGCGCACTCAGCGGCTGTACGAGAAAGCCCACGACGCACTGGTAGAGCTGGCAGACGCATACGGCGACCTGCGCGCTAAGATCGACACGCAGGAAGTGCTCAAGGACCTCATCAAGATTCACACTCGATTGGTGAGCAAGCAATAATGGACATCACTCGCATCGCATTCCCAGCCGTCGGCAAGCCAGCTCAGCCGATGGTCTACGCAGAAACGCTGTACCTCGAACAATGGCGCGTGCCAGCGGGTACCGAAGTGTCGATATATCAAGGCAAGAACTTCGGCTACGTCATCCTGCCCGCAGGCACGAAGGATGCTCGAGGGTTCGTGATTCCCAAGCGTGTGTTCAAATACTAACGGGAGACCTAACCATGCACGAACTACGCAAGAAGGTTCGAGATGCTGTCGAAGCACGCGGGCTGCTATGCAAGTTCAGCTATGGTCAGCTCGTGGTCATGCCAGACGTCGGCCAGACGATCATCGTCGAAGTGTTCAACATGAACCCTGAGGGCGATGGCTTCGACGGCACGATCGCTGAACAGCGCGACGAAGTCGTGTTCCCGTACGAAGGTGACGATGGACCTTACGCCGATTACCTCGAGATGTTGCTCGAAGACGAAATCCCCCAGCTGGTTCCCGCATCACTCTGGCCGAGGATCTAACCATGCATGCCAAGCAACCGGAACTCGAAGTGCTCTACGCTGAGCCTGGGACGATCCATCTGAACAACCTGCTCAGCAACACCGAGCCCACTCCCAATCTCGACATGCTGCTCGCGCCGGCGGCAGGTCCCACCGACGAGGACCTCGAGCTGGCGTACGCGGTGAACGAGATGATCGACGATTGCACCTGCTGTGGTGCCTCGACAGGTTACATGTGCTCGTCAGTTCGCAATCGACGCAGGGCGCTGGCCAACTCGCTGGGTGAGAGGTACTACAACGATGACTGACCGACAGATCACCCTGACCGATTCGCAGCAGCTGCTCGCGCGGATCGAGGCGATCGCAATGATCTGCAGCGATCCCGAAGTCGCAACCTCGCACATCAGCAACGAGTTGCTGGACGAACATCTCGAGATTCTCGAGGAGCTGGCACGCCGCAAGATTAAGCCGATCAACTAAGGCGACCAACATGGGGGCACTTACGGACGTATATCTCCGTGGGTGCCCCCAAGTTATACCCATTGACAAACTGCCACAGTTGGTGTACATTGTATGTGTGGCGACCGAACGGCGCCATCTGCGTGACCACCTCTGAACGGGAGAATCTATGGACGAAGAAACTGAAGCAGTTGACGAGAGAACAATGGTTTACGTGAACGCGATGGTAGTCATTCAGGATACCACGTACGTCGATGCTGACTACAGCCCCGATCGGGCCTTCGAGAAGCCCAAGCCTGAACATCAAGTCAGGTTCTTCGGCAATCTCGTCGATGCGTTCACGTACGCACACCACGTGTTGCACGAATACCACGGTGGTGGGCACATCTCGGAACTCGGGCTGACTGATCAGTATGGCAAGTGGTATGCTTCCATCTGTAGTATCGACGCAGGTCCCGTCCGCGCGTAGGTTCTCATCAACCGCTAACCACAAGATACCACTATGTCGAACACTGAGACCATCACCATCAGCATGAGCCCAACGGCAGCACGCATGTTTGCCGCGTTCATGTGCGGACAACTCGCCGAAGCCATCGAGGGAGAAGATCAGCAAGATTCCATCGGCTGGTTGCTTCTCGCCAAGATCAACGACCTCGTGCTGACCCGCGAGATCGAAGCCGCGGGCAACGCCAAGCACCACGCTCACGCGATGCTCGAGTTGGCGCTGAACACCCTGAACGTAATGAAGCTTCTGTATCCGGAACGGGAGATGATTCTGAACAAGGCGATCGAGAAGTACACTAAGCTCATGGCCGAGAATCTCGCGCAGACCTGATCGCCGGCAGATGTGTGGGGGGAGAGTCAATTCTGGCTCTCTCCCCCATTTCACGTAGTACACACTTATCACAATTTTGATATCTGAACAATGACTAAGGTACATTACTTCCCAGAAGATTCCTACGAACTGCTACAACCAGTCAAGCAGCCGATCACTGAGGAACAGTACGACGCGTGGATCGCAGCACTACGTTCGGGCGAATTCAGGCAAGGCCGGAGCTATCTCAAGATGGAGTACCCTAACGATCCGCCCGCCTACTGCTGCCTCGGAGTGTTGTGCGAGATCACTGGCACGCAGTCCGTCTCGAGCAAGTACATCTCAGATGGCAAGTGGGCATCCGATCCTGATGCGGTGTCGTTGCTCATTCCGTATGTTGTTCAGACGCGGCTGGCAGGTCTGAATGACAACGAGGGTTTAGGATTCGAAGCGATCGCGCAGGAACTCGAGGATACCAAGGCAGAGTTCTTCGAGTTCCTCAAGACTGTGCCTGTCCGCTGATGCACGTCGGATTCACCGGCACGCGGTTTGGCATGACACGCAGGCAGCGTGATGAGGTGCGTGGGATTCTGCTATTCTTGCAGCCCACGCACGTTCATCATGGAGATTGTATCGGGTCAGATGATGAATTCCACTCGATGGTGCGCGAGATTCTACCTTCATGCACCATCGTAGTACATCCACCCAAGTATACATCTCAACGTGCGTTCTGCGTTGGGGACCAAACACGCAAGCCAGACGGGTACTTAGATCGTAACAGAGCTATCGTGCAGGCCTCGGATCGTCTCATAGCTACACCACATGAGATGTTCCCGGTATTGCGTAGTGGTACGTGGGCGACTGTACGATATGCACAGGCAAAGCCAATCCCCTGTGATATCATCTACCCAAAGGAGCAGCTCAAGTGAACGACAACCTGACTAAGCTTCCACTGACGCGCACGGAAGCTATCAACTGGATCAATGCCTTGCGTAGTGGAGATTACAAGCAAGGTCGTGAGAAGCTCGTGACTGAATATGCCGACGGCACTTGTCGTTATTGCTGTCTGGGTGTACTCAGTAAGGTGTGCGGTCTGCCATCCACAGACAGTGCATTCATCATTCAGGATTCAATGGAAGATGCAATAAACTACTACATCAAGCTGGATCGAGATACTCAAGTACAACTGGCTGAAATGAATGACGGCGTATTGGATCCAGCTGCACCTGAGTTGAAGTACGTCATACCACCGTGGAACTTCGAACAGATCGCGGACTACATCGAGCACCAGATCTTACCCACACTGTCCGATTGACAAAGGTCCAGAGGTGGTGTTATATTGTATGTTCACCATCCTAACGGGAGCAACTGACATGCCACGCTGGACAGAACACACCTGCAAAGATGTACCCCTACGGCGCAAGGCCGAGGGTGATCCGCTCATGCTCAACGTAGACTATAGGTTTTCGCCGGGGCTGGCTGCAACACGGACCAGCCCTGAGGAGTCTGCGGAGTTCATCATTCTCCGCGTGGTTGAGGCGGACACTGGTGTCGAATTAGGTATGGACGACCTGACTGACGACGAACTGCTGCGGATCGAAACGTACCTCGAGCACATGCATTACTCTGTGAAGGAGTAATCTCACATGCATGTGCGTGGCAAGATTGCTATTCACTGCTCCACATGCGGAGCCGACTTTCCACGTCTGTATTCTCGTGACGTGAAGGGTCGGCTCTGTGTGTTGGTGGCAGAGAATGAATGGATCCTGGCTCGACGCCAGCTGTGTATGTATTGTTCTGCACCTATCTCGAAGTCCAAGCCCCGGCAGGTTAAGCTGTCGCATCACTGCCACGGCTGTCGCACGGTGCTTACTACCTCGTATTGCATCATCGAGTTTGCACATCAGACTAACAAGCGACTCAGCACTCGGTATGCATGTACGCTGGAATGTATGCAGAAGCTCATTCAGTATATGACCTCGACCAAACAACGCAACTTCATCTCAGCCAAGTGGAATAGCGTCCATGCGTGAAGTGTCCCGACAAGATATTGATGCAGTACTCAACGCTTTCGATGACGATGGAAAGATTGAGGACCGCCTTGATAACATAGAGAAAGCCCTACGCATACTACTTAAGATAGCCATAGTCAAAGCTCCGTGCAATCATAACCACTGGAATGCACGTAGCTCTTTTATGGTGCGTAAGCATGGTGTTCAAGTCTGTCCTTTTTGTGAGGAGCCGTTCTGATGCCCAAGACTAAGCGCCTACACTGGACGCAGGACCCACGTAACAAGGCGAAGCTCTCACGTATACGGCGTGCTAGTGCGGCTAAGAAGAAGGCTCTCGCTCTCCCTGCCCCCACGCCACTGCCGGCCACCCGCGCACCACAGCTAGCCCCTTCACCATCCGCATCAGCCACGCCTTATGCCGACACCGCGCAAGAAGTCTTCCCAGACGTCACATACCTCCTCGGCAGAACGGAAGAAGTCATCCTTCAACACTCACAACGCACAGGCATACCTTACCAGGTTCTTGCCCGAGAACTTTCAATTGCATTGGGAGGTTATCAACGCAGGTCGTCGGGGCGGGCTTAGGATTCGATGCCCTCGATGTGACATCACTCCACCACATGAACTGACAGGCTATCTGCGTTGGCGGTGGATGGCTGTCCATACTGCGGAGTGTCGTCATGCAAAAAGGTAAATGGCGTAACCCGTTCGAGCGGCTGCCCTTCGTGGTACGGCTGCTGATATTCTTTGCTGAGTTGGTACTGTTTCTGATCTTCTTTGCCACCTGCGCACTGGTGTTTATATGAACGATGATGGATGCTTAGTTGCATTTGTAATTGTATTTGCATTGGGGCTTCTTGCTTTTGTGTACTATGCTGATGGCAAAGACGCGACGGAGGTGGGACATGTCTGACGCGCGAGAGGAGGTGCTGCGAGAGTTCGATGAGGCCCCCGGCGAGGCGCTGCACTGGGGCAACCAGTACGACACCAACGCGATGGCCGACGAGATCGTGCGCCTCCGGACCGCCCGCGACGCCGCGCAGCGGGAGCGGGATGAGGCGAAACGCGACCGTGAGCGTGCCGTGCGGTACATCCGCGAGGTGCAGGACCAGCGTGACGCCGCGCAGGGGGAAGTGGAACGACTCAAAGCCGCGCCCACCTGCGTCGAAGTCGTCGCCGGCGGCGGAAGTCTTCTGCGCTACAAGCTGTCAGGCGACACGCTGACGGTATGGGTCGGCAATGGAATGTCGCTCGCCCCCGACGACGCGCAGGGCGCGCGGATTGAAGCCCTGTGCACGACATGGGCGATGAAGTGGGATCGCGAGCGCGCCGCCCTCCCCGATGGCGCGCAGGAGGGGGGATGAGCGACGAACGATACGACCACCGCTGGAGCGGCTGGCCTGGTGCGTGGTGCATGGACTGTGGATGCAGTGATCCGATGGAGTTGGCGGTCGGTTGCCGTGACTGCTTCACACACTGCTATCCCGGCGCTGAGCAGGAAGGGCCGGAGCGGTTCTGCGACGAGCACGCCCCACTCATCGGGCAACCATGCCCCGCGCCCAAGTCGGCTATGTCTCCCACCTACGAAAAGCGGAGGCTCAATGACGCCTAACGACCTGACGACGGCGCTGGCGGAACTGGCGGATATGCTCGCTGACGTTACCGACTACAACCACTCATGGACTGCCATCACGCACAAGGCGCGTGATCTCGCATCGCGCCTCCGCGCCGGGCGCGCGAGTGCGGACACGAAAGAGACACTGACGCACGATGGGCTGGAGCAGTGGGTGCGGCAGCAAGTGAACACCCCCACCCCGCCGCCCGTTGGCGCGCTAGACGAGGACGTGGAGGAACTGCGGCGCTACATGCAAGGGCCGATGCGGGCGCACAAGGCGCTTGACCGCCTCGCCGCGCGGCTGGTGCAGGTGGAGCAGGAGCGGGACGAATGGCGCGAGCAACTCGACATGGCGGAACGTGCGCTGCTGCGCGAACGCGAGCGGTTCGAGAACAGCCAGCGCGAACTCGCCGCGACAAAACGCAAGCTCGCTGAAGTGCGTGAAGCGCCCGCTGGCGCGCGGGACGAGGATGTGGAGGCGGTGCGGGAGGCAGCGCGTCAACTCCGTGCTCGGGCGTTCGCGTATGGCGCGGCGAACGCAAACGACAAATTGCGGAGCAGGCAGGTCGAAGAGTACGCGCAATTGACCGACAAGGCCGATCGCGATCTCGGCGCCGCCCTCGACCGCCTCGCCGCGCTGGAGGAGACGCGATGACCAAAGGCAAAACTAACTTCCCCCGCCGCTGTGTCTGGGATGGTTGTACGCGTGTGCGACACAGCCAGTGGGGCCGTACGCAGTACTGTGCAATCCACAGAGAACTCGCTCGACTTGCAGCACAACGCAAGTACGATCGGAAGCGGTATGCACAACAGAAGGCTAACCGTTCGGTTGCCTGACATGCGGTATTGACAAACTGCCACAGTGGAGGTTATATTATGTGTGTGTTTTTCACTTATCATAATTTTGATACCTTACCCCCATGAAAGTCTGGCAGCTCATCGACACGTTAGAAGATCTCCCGATGAACGCGGACGTGTGGTTCGGTGGAGACTCTGACATTGAGATCACTGACGTGGTTCAGGCCGGTAGCCGGCGTGTCATCCTAATGTCTGACTCCCAGCCCGAGGACGATGTGATTACACTGGACATTGTAGGCCCTAGCGAAACGAATCGGTGGCAGATTGTCTACTCATCGGGCGTGCTTCAGCATCAGCCTGTTGGACGTGAAGTGCTAGACTATCTCGTGGCCGAATCCGTTGTTGCACGCATCTATCGTAAGATGCCAGCCTTTGTCGAGGCGCTCAACGCTAACCGCGCTAGCGAGTTCGTCAATGGTCTACTGGACTACGGAGATAACTCATAATGCTGACACCGCAGGATTTGCTGGACCTGCGTCGCATGAATAACATTCCTGATGCGCAGCGCTTTCTTGCCCAGAAGGGCATTGCGCCTGAGGAGTGGGACCCGTACTTGGTTCTTGTTGGGAAGTCCTACCAACCTGACACTGAAGTCAAGCTTGTGGTCCGTGACCCAATGCGTCACTGGACGTGGGCCATGCTGTACATTAACGGCTGCTCATACCGCATGATCGCTGAGTACTACGGCGTGCAACATGCGTCAGTCTATGAAGCCGTTAAGCGTCACATCAAAAAGCAGCACCGACCATTACCGCGACTTAGAGACAAGTCCTCGCTTGAGTACATGTCTGCTATGATCGCGGTTGTTGCTAATGATCCAGGCCACTTCAAACGTATGGATCTGTTAGCAGATGCAGAACTGTTGAACAACTTAGCCACTGCACTTGGTGACTGATGCAAACCTTCGTCCCTCTTGCTAATGGATTCGCAGAATGCGCCCGCGTACTTGACCGTCAACGTCTTGGTCAGCAGCGAGTCGAAGCATTACAGATCTTCAATGCATTGCAGAGTACAACCCACGGCTGGCGTAATCACCCTGCAGTTACAATGTGGCGAGGGCATGAAATCGCTCTCTGCGCTTACGGTCTCGCAATGTGCCATGAATGGGCAAGCCGTGGATACACCGATAATCTGGGCAGAAACTTTGCAGACAGAATCAAGCAACTATCCGGAGGATCACTTGATGAAGTAATCGCTAAATTGGTCTATCCAGCGTGGTGGGGAGACGATCGCATTCACTCATCGCATCGTGCTGCGCTGTTGTGTAAGGACCGAAAGCACTACTCCCAGTTCGGTTGGCAGGAGCAGCCAGTACTGAATTACGTATGGCCCTCGCAAATTGGGTATTGACAACCTGCCACCCTTGGTGTTATATTCCGATTACGTTAAGGTACGCCATTCCGGCGAACCAATCCAACAGGAGAACTTGTAATGCCGCTTAGCATCGACGCACCGCAGGGTGCACACTGGGAGTGGGACGAAGTCAAGACTGCGCAGGGTAAGGAGTCGCTCGGTGAAGTGCCGCTCCTCGTGTGGGACACGCTCGAGGGTGCAGTGGCGCACTACACTGAGGAGGGAGTTCTGAACTCTCTCGACGGCACGTCGCTGCGCGTGTCGTATCAGGGTATTGCCCGGCGTATGAAGATTGCCGGTAAGACGGACGACGAGATCGCTAAGGCGATCATCGAGTTCAAGCCCGGCAAGCGTGCTGCTGGTGTCTCGACCCCGGCCTCGCGCGCGAAGCGTGCGGCTGCCGAGGCTGCGGATGCTGGTGTGGACGGCGACGCGATTGCACAGCTGCTCAAGAAGATTGCGGCTGGCGAAATCGACCTCGCTTCCCTGGGCGTCGGCGCTTAACCCCCTTCGCGCACCCCAGTGCATGTTGGTCTGAGTGGCGGCAGACCTAAAACATTCCGCCACATCTCGGCTAGGTTGGGTAGGACAAAGACCTTCTTCTCCCGTTGACTTTGTCCGACTGAGGTTCGATTCCTCAGCTAGCCATTGGTGCTGGACGGAGAGCCTTGACTAAGCTCTGGGCGTCTGCAAGAAGTAGCTTGTCACTACTTCCCAAATCAGAGACATATTCCCGAGAGTCTCTGACAGCACCTTTGATTGCGGTTCGGAGTTGTCCGCGTTTCGTGGCTGGAGCGAAAAACTCCGTGGTTGTGGGTAATCCACGTTGGTGTTGCGACACCTTCGAAAACCCTCACCCTTTCTTCGAGTAGTTCTAAGCCTACTCACTAATGCACCTCGATCAAATCAAAGAACGAATCATATCGGCTGCATCGCTCTGCGAGGCCGATTCTGTGCTTAGGCGTATGACGGTCAGCACTCCTGCTGGCGTATCGCCTGAGGGCAAGGCCCAGCGTAATGCTATGCTAGAGATTTCTCGGAAGCTTATTGAGGCCGAGATGCTCTCCACACTGGATGACCTTGTACGTTGGTGGATCTCTTATCGAGGAGGTGCTTGGATCAATGGCCCTGACCAAAGATGACATTCAGTTCACGCGGCGGTTAGTCCAGCGTTTCGAATCCGCTGTGCGTGATCATGCGTTGAGACATGAGGTTTCTCAACAGGAGCGCAATCTGTTTGTGTCGGAGTATAACCGTGTCCGCAAGCAACTCTACAAACAACTTGACTCTCTCGAGGATGGAATCAGCAACGCAACGACCCCCGATGAAGTTCGATAATTTCATGGTGTCCACGCACCAAGCTTGCGCACGCAAGTATATGTTGCGTATAGTGCAGGGGTGGACCTCACGAAGGAAGTCGGCAGCGCTGGGTTTTGGCTCAGCGATTCACCTTGGCTTAGCTGACTGGTATCGTAGTGGCGGCGTGCTGCATTCGGCACTTGCCGCCATTCGTACAGGTTGGCCGGCCGACTCACCGATCGACGACTATCGTGACCTGAACAAGTGCCTCACGGTGATGGAGGAGTATAGCCGTCAGTATCCGACGGAGAACTTCGTGCCTGTTGGATTCCCTGACGTGCCGATGATCGAGATTCCATTCTCGCTGCCGCTGGTCACGGCTGATGGTGAGCCTGTACTTACCGACGAGGGTACGCCAATTGAGTACGGAGGAATCTTCGACGGGCTGGTGGACTTTAGTGGACAGGTCTTCGTCCTCGAGCATAAGTCCACCTCGCAGCTGGGTGATTACTACTTTGACCAGTTCAAGCCCAACAATCAGGTAACTGGTTATATCTGGGCTGGGCGCCAGCTCTCCGGTAAACGGGTCACTGGTGCTATCATCAATGCGATTGGTGTTTACAGAAAGGGGGAGACTCGCTTCCGACGGCACATAACTATGCGTTCGGATGCTGAGATTGCTGAATGGATTAAGAACATTCAAGCGTCTGCCTCTGAAATCGAATGGCACGAGAAGCGTGGCTACTGGCCTATGCGGACCGTGAACTGCACGATGTACGGGAAGTGTGAATTCCACAATGTAGACATTCTCCAGCATGAACACGAGCGACAGCGCCGACTCGAAACCGACTACATCGTCGAGAAGTGGGACTACGAGAGGCGGGACGAAACAGCGGTTGGTTCCGATTAGGACTAGAAAATCCTATCGTCGGGACCTACTCAAGGCTCACGGTAAGCCCAATACCGGACGTCAGTGGCGAAAGTTGAGGAAGGCGCTCAACCGTCTGCATCGCGATTGACATACTTGGGCAGTGGGTGTTATATTATATGGCAGCCAAACTTCCACCGACAACTTTGCATATGGCTAGCAACGACGAAGATCTCGAATTGCCCGAAGATGCTGTCGACGAGTTCGAGGATTCTCTCGAGGACGAGTTTGACGAGTGGCCTGACGATGAGGACGAGGACGAATACGCTGGCAACGAAGAATCTCCATTCGATTCGCTGGAAGACGAGGACGAGGAGTAATGCCACAACTCTCCGCATGGGCGCCAGGTAAACTGATGCGGTTCTTCGTTTGGTCTAAGCCGAAGGTTGGCAAGACCTACGGAGCCGCGACGTTTCCGCGGCCCAACTTTCTGTCGTTCGATCCTAATGGAATCTCGACGCTGCGTGGTCGGGACTTCCTGACGAACCACAGAGACCTAGTCAAGGACATTCGGTATGAAGTGTTTACCGAAAAGTCCCGCAACGCCAAGGGCGTTATCACCACCCACACTGCATTCGACGAGGGCTGCGCGTACTTCGACGCTTGCATGAAGCCGACAGGTGGTAAGTGGAAGGGCGAGAACGTTGGCCCTGACCAGTTCGACACGTGGGTTCTGGACACCTGCACCACGTTGTCCGAGGTTGCTATGAACAAGGCGGCGTTCCTGCTCGGGACGTCACAGTTCAAGAACCTCTCACAGACACACAAGCAAGCTCTCGAGACTGGCCTACTCGTCCCGAAGATTCAGGACTATGGCGCTGAGCGCTCGCTTGTCGAGCAGTTCGTCCAGATGCTTCTCGACACCGACAAGCACGTAATCATTCTGGCTCATGACAGGGAGGAACTCAATGACGCAGGCGCAGTCGTCGCACGGACCCCGTTGCTGACGGGTAAGTCTGTTGCGGTGGTGGGCGCTAAGTTCGATGAGATTTGGATGCTAAAGGCTGAGAAGTCTGGCCCTAACATGGTCCGTAAGCTCGTAACTGAGTCGGACGGAGTCAACATGGTCGGGTCTCGCTACGGCATCCGCAACGGTACTGCCTGGAATTACACTGCCATCATGAACGAACTCAACGAAATCGCCAAGATTCAGAGCTAACTAACATGCCTATCATCAATCCCGACCTCTCGCAGGTTACCTCGCTGGGACCCATCTCCGAGGGCACGTACGAGGGTAAGATCACCGCTGTTGAATCCGCCACGTCTAAGGCTGGCAACCCGAAGGTTGTCGTCAGTCTCGAGATCACGGTCGATGGTGCTACCCGTCAGCGTCAGGCCCATATCGTTACGTCTGGTGCCGCTGCATTCCAGTTCGAGGGACTGCTCCGTGCGACCGGATTCGAGGACATTGCGGACAAGCTTCGCAACAAGGAGAATGTTCCGTTCGATACCGACTGGCTCGTCGGCCAGGAGCTTCTCGTTCAGATCGTGCCGGACACCTACAATGGTGAACTCCGTGACAAGGTTCAGGGCTTTCTACAGAAGTAAGCACCTTTCCTGAGCGGAGCGGATGATAGGGTGCGGTATACGGAAGTAATTCGTATGCCGCACCTTATCATAATTTTGATACCTTAACTAACCTGAAGATGAATGTACGCGAAATCCCGCTCGATCAAATCCGTATCTCACGCGATCGAATGCGTGAAGAGCTTGGAGATATTGACGCACTCGCGCGCTCGATTGAGACATTTGGGCTACTCCAGCCAATCATTATTGACTCGAACCTCGAACTCGTGGGAGGTTTCCGCCGTTATACTGCACACCGAAAGCTGGGCAAGGATACAATCTCAGCTGTCTTCAAAGATGAGATGGATGAACTTGCGTACCGTGAGGTGGAGCTTGAGGAGAACGCCCAGCGACTCGACATGTCTTGGGCGGAGCGTGCGAAGTGCATCGCAGAGATCGACCGCATTAAGCGTCTGCGAAACCCCGACTGGGGTCAGACTCAGACGGCTGTGGTTGCCGGGGTCAAGCAATCACAAGTTAGTGATGCAATCAAGATTACTCAGATGATGAAGTTGTTCCCCGAGATCGCGGAAGCTAAGTCTCTGCATCAAGCGAAATCTTGGGCACAACATAAGGCCAAGACTGTCCAGCGCCTGGCCGATGTGAAGTCGAATCCGGTAGACTTCGCTGAAATCGAATCGCGTATTGTGTTGGGTGACTCACGGGCTGTCATTAAGCTCGTGCCTGACAATACCTTCAATGCGATCATTACTGATCCCCCGTTTGGTATCGACTATGGCGATCGGAAGACGAACAAAGCCGGTGGTGAAACTGCCTACGAGGACGATTCCGAGACCTATGAGTCACTCCTCGCAATGGCCCCTGAACTCTACCGAGTCCTCAAGCCCGATGGATGGCTCGTATGGTTCCTTGGATTCTCTTGGTATCAGCGATGCGTCGACACGTTTACAGCTGCTGGCTTCACCGTCGATCCCATCCCCATCGTCTGGAATCGCTCGAAGGGGAAGTGTCATACTAACCGACCAGATAGGTATTTCACTCGGGGCTATGACATTGCCCTTCACGCCTTCAAAGGCGATCCCCAGATGGTTGTACGTGGCAAGTCGAACGTTCTCGAGTTTCTTCCAGTTTCTGTCCACGACCGTGAACTCATGGTCGAACGTCCTGTGGAGCTATATGAAGAACTTATCAAACGACTCACAGTTCCAGGTGAGTATGTCGCAGACTTCTTTGTCGGATCAGGGTCTTGCCCTGCGGCAGCAGCTAGAAGCGGCCGGCAGTACTTCGGAGTTGAACTCAATCCGGAACGACGAGCTGTCGCAATCCAAAAGATTAGGGCCCACACTCCTGACGGAGGTTGATAACTTCCTCGACGCAGTACCCAACCGTCTCGACAACTATATCAAGGCATATCACGAGACCATCAATGACCTCGAACACAAACTCGGATACGCAAGACACCAACTCGAAAGGCTCATCGCTCTCAGGGCCTCAACTCAGCAGCCTAAGCTCAGCCGAGCTGGAGACAATCCACCAGGGTCTACGATTGGGAATCTCGCAGGAGACCCTCGCCTTGATTATTATGAAGGCGCGTACAGAGAGGCTCAGACCCGAGTTCGTGCTACGGACGCTGGTCAACCTTACTATCCTGGTGGACCGTCTTGCGGGTGACAAATGAGCAAACTATACCAAGAGGGCCCTGAGGATGCCAAGATTGTTATCGTGGGTGAAGCTCCCGGAAATCAGGAAGTCCGTGAAGGTCGGCCCTTCGTCGGGGGAGCAGGGCAACTTCTTGACCAGATGCTGGGTCGTGTGGGCATCAGACGACGAGACTGCTTTGTCACTAATGTCTGTCATACCCAGCCGCCAGGTAATGATTTTGCGTGGTTCTACAAGAAGCAAAATCTACCACTCTTTCTGGCTGGTGTTCTGCGGCTTAAGGCTGATCTGGAAAGAATTAAGCCAAACTTGGTCATCGCCCTTGGAGCCCAACCACTTCGCGCTCTTACAGGGAAACAGGGTATTGATAAATGGCGAGGTTCTATCATCGAATCTAACCTCGCCAAAGGCTTAAAGGTTCTACCCACTTACCATCCAGCCTATATTCTACGTGTTTACGACTACAAGGCTGTGGCTGAGTTCGACCTGTCTAAGGCTACTCGTGAATCCACATACCCTGAGATTCGCAGGCCGAAGCGTGACTATCTCCTTGATCCGCAAGATACTACACTCATACTGCAAGTTGCATCTGAGATGTCTAAAGCGGAATACCTTGCTGTGGACATCGAGTGCTGGCAACGCGACGATGGTTCGTGGGAACTTGCATGCGTTGGTTTCTCAGATCGTCCAGATCGAGCTATGGTGCTTGATGCTCGAGACAAATTTAAGCGACTTGTCATCAGGCAACTCGTTGGTTCTGCTGTACCAAAGGTCATGCAGAACGGCACTTTCGATTGTACAGTCCTCGAACAGAATGGCATAGTTGTTAAGAACTTCGCTTGGGATACAATGATAGCGCACCACGCGTTGTATCCTGAGTGTGCTAGCGGTGGCGACGAAATGACGGAGCTGGCTGGCAAGAAGCGTCAGTCTGCTTTCGGTAAGGGCCTTAAGTTTCTAACCTCATTCTACACAGACGAGCCGTACTACAAGGATGACGGCAAACTCTGGAAGGAAACCAATGACCTCCAGCTCTTCTACAAGTACAATGCAACAGATGCAGCAGTCACTCGAGAAATCCGAGACGTTCAGGAAGCGGACCTTAGAGAATTTGGAGTTCGCCAAGTCTTTGATTGGTCTATGCAGCTCGTTGATCCACTCATGCGAGCAACCAACAGAGGAATTAGAATTGATCTGGAAGCACGGCGGAGACTCACCACATTTTACGAGGCTGAATGTGCAAGGCTCCAAGCTCTGCTTGACCATCTCGCCGGTGGGCCAGTAAATGTCAAATCAACGCCGCAAGTACAAGCTCTTTTATACGACAAGCTCGGGCTTCCGGCGCAGCGCAAGCGTGGCACGGGTCGTCCGACTACTGACAAGGACGCAATCAACGCGCTCGCAGGAAAGTCTAAACATCCTGCACTCCATACGATTCTTGCGATTCGTGAGCGACGAGATTTGTTGGAGCGTTACCTTTACGCGTCCATTGACTCCGACGGCCGGATGCGCTGTAGCTTCGATCTTACAGGAACTCGAAGCCGGCGTCTTTCGTCACGACAGTCGATCCACGGTTCAGGGACAAATCTCCAAACGATCCCGGAACCGCTCAGGTCCATGTTCATCCCAGATGAAGGAAAAGTCTTCATTTATCGGGATTACTCACAAGCAGAAGCACGAGTGGTCGCAAGACTCGCAAGGTGCCAAGGTCTTATCGAACTATTTGATGACCCAACGCGAGACGTCCACAAGGAAAACGCTGCCCGAATCTTCGGAAAGCCCGTACAAGACGTAACCAAGACGGAGCGGTATCTGGCAAAGCGTGTAGTCCATGCATCGAACTACGGTATGGAAGCTAAGCGGCTGGTCGAGATTGTCAATCAGGACGCTGAGTCTACGGGCGTACGCATCAATGAGCGTCAGGCCCAAGACCTTCTCGATCGTTACTTCATGATCTATCCAGAAATTAAGAACACCTTCTGGCGTGAAGTGGCCGATGAGATTCGCTACACGCGAGTGCTTACCTCCCCGTTTGGTGCAAAGCGCACGTTCTACGGTAGGTTCGATGACAAGCTTCTGCGTGATGGTTACTCGTGGAAGCCACAGTCCTGCGTCGGAGAACTTGGCCGGCTGGCGATCATTGAGATTTGTAAGCGTGTACCTAAGGCAGAGTTCCTGCTGAATGTCCATGACTCGATTCTCGTCCAATGCGACAACGATCCGGCAACTATCTACGAAGTCGCTATCGGTATGGAGGAAGCTATGAAGATTCCCATTACTATCGACGGCCAATCCTTCTACATTCCGACAGATTGTAAGGTTGGGATGAACTGGGCTAACAAGTCCGAGGACAATCCCAACGGCCTTGAGGAATATGAGCCGCAAGCTGCCTAACTGGCTAACGGCCTACTTAGCATACACTGCGGAGTCAGAATCGCCTGACATGTTCCACCTGTGGTGTGGCATCAGTGCAATCAGTTCAGCAATGCGGCGCAATACGTTCTTTGATATGGGGTACTTCACTCTATATCCTAACCTCTACATAGTGCTTGTTTCACCACCAGGCAGATGCAAAAAGTCAACCGCAATGCGCGTCGCTCGCGAAGTGTTGGAACCCCTACCGGGGATTCAGATGTCATCGGATTCCACCACACGCGAGCGGTTAATTCAGGATCTGAGCACATCATATCGAGATGGCTACTCAGCCATGACTGCGCACTCATCGGAGTTCGCTTCGATGCTTACCTCCTCAGGAATGGATATGGTAGTGTTCCTGACGGATATCTACGACTCACCATCAGTGTGGTCGCATCGGACGAAAGTGGCCGGAACTTCAGAGATAAAGTCACCCTGCTTGAATCTTCTCGCAGGTACGACGCCGGACTGGATCTCAAAAGCGATGCCGTTAGATACTATTGGGATTGGTTTAACGTCCCGGGTAATCTTCGTATACCAAGACACGCCGAGGGTAAGAGACCCCTTCCCAAAACTTACCGACGCTCAAAAGGCACTAAAGGCCCTACTCGTCGAGGACCTAGCAAGCATCGCGATGATTAACGGTCGGTATACACTGGACACAGAAGCAGACAAGTTGTATCGCCAGTGGTATATGGAACGGATCGCTAATACAAATCCGACTGGTGATAACAGGCTTACTGGCTACTTTGAACGTAAGCCCATGCACGCGATTAAACTCGCGATGGTTCTGTCTGCTGCAGAATCAGACGATACTATCATCAGTGCTAATCACATTCAGCAAGCTTTGCAACTACTCGCTGATATGGAACCACTGATGAAGCGTGTGTTCAGTGGTGTCGGTAAGAACCCGCTCAATGCTGATATTGAAGAAACACTGGCCAAGGTGTTAAGTCGTCCAGAAGGCGTTACCTTCAGCGAATTGTTTGAGGCTATGCGCCATAACGTTCGCCGGGAGGAGCTCGCCGAGGTACTGGACTCCTTAACACTACTTGGCCATTTGAGGTTCGATGCTGAGAAGAGTCGTTACTTCTCAACGAGAACTTAAGATACTCTTCGCAACAGTGTTGGTTACTCTAGCTTCCATGGTGATTGCGTTGAGATAAACAGCCTCTAATGCCCGCTTCTGGCTAGGCGAGATTATGTCGTCTGGCATGGCCCGAATGTCATTGATTGCTCGCCAGTTCTTGGCAATCGACAGTCGGGCCTTTTTATAGCTATCAGTCAACATCAAGTACGGCATGTTGTCTGTGATGTATGCCGGTAGCTTTGTTGCATCATGCTCAGCGAAGTGGGCAACGGTTACTGCCTTACGTTCGACTTTGTCAGCCACTTCGTAGAACATTCGGATCGGACCTGTATTGCCAGACAGGTCGTTGTTGAACAGTCGTCCGACCAACGGTGCTTCGTGCTTCGGCGGTAACATGCCTTCGGCCTTCCAGTCCACGGCATAAGTTACCACCTTGAGCGCATCTTCACCTAACATACCACCTACAGTGCGGACTGTCAGATCGAATGCTGCGGGACTGAGCAGCCGTTCCAATGCTGCAGGAACCTTACCGTACTTCGTATCGACCAGACGCGTGATGGGCTCACCGATCTTATCTGCCACCAGTCGTGCAGGCAGCGAAGCCTTATCCTGACCCCACAGCTTAGGTTCGAGCTTCTCATCACGTACCGGCACGAGATCACTCCCCAAGCCGGCAACCTTACCAGTCGTCAGCGTGATGGGCAACACTCCAAACTGTGGCAGCATGTTGAACATAATGTCGTCCATCATGCCAGAGAACGCATTGTTAGTACCCTGCGGGTCCTCTGCATACATCTTGTCGAGGATGTTCTCAGTCAGCGATCCAAACAGTGGTCCGATCACTTGAGGCTTGCGCATCTTCATGATCTCGCCATTCCAATTACGGAAGAACCAATACCGCTGACCAGCCTCAGTACGCCGTACATCGTTGATCTCTTGATCGTCCTTGTTGACCCACCACAAGATCATCGACGGCAATGTGATTGCAGCGAAACCCTTAATTACAAAGTTAGCTGCAAGCTTAGGGTCGAACTGTCCGCCACGCCGAGGATGCGGCAAGCCAGCAGCATAGACAGTCTGATCGACTGCGCTGATCGCTGGCCGGGAAAACATCGTCATGAGATTGAACGCTCGCATCATCCCAAAGCTACCCTGAGCCTTTACGTTACCCATGACGTTCCACGCTGCATAGACACCCTCGAGCGTCGTCGCACCGTGGTCTAGCGCACGCAAGTACTCACCGACTCGAGCTGCTTCCGCAATCGGCAGCATCATAGTCTTGATAGCCTGAAGCGGATGCATCTCTTTAAACTGTGCAACTGCTGTCTGCCACGGTGTGTTACGGGTGGTCTTGACAGCTTCCGCAACTTCCTTAATGCCACCAGTGTAGCGTAAACCCTGGATCGTCGACGGACCTCCAAGTGCATACAAGTCTTGGACTGGTTTAGTTGCTTGCATGATGTTCCACCAGCCACGCAGTGAATCTTTGCCAGGGAAGAATCCATGCGCACTGGTTAGGGCTGCATGGAAGGTGTCGATGAATCCCTGCATGAAGATAAACATAGGATTGTGTACGACACCTGACGATCCCGCACGTGCTGGAATCGAAAGCATCTTGAGCAATCCGTCAACCTCGTAGGGATGCATCGACTTGAACGTATCAAAGACCTCAGCATTTACCTGATACGTCCGAAGCTCGCCGTCTTCATAACCAGTGACCAGATACCGCCGTGCGCTACCCTGCTCCACGTCCAGTGTGGTTAGCGTATCGTCCATGTAGCTGAGCAATCCGGCAGCATCCTTCTGGCTGATCTTAAGCTGTGCAGCTAGATCGCGTACACGCTCCTGCATCTTGGCCAGTCCTGGATTCGTGCGGTTCTCACCACGCTTCATCCAGAGATCGCCAATCTCAGGTTGTACACGCGAAGCACGCCAAGCAGCACTGACAACTTGGGCATACTCAGCAGCTTTCAGAATGCGTGCCGTCATCTGCATCGACTTCTCGTATGGCGACAATACTGCGTAACCACCACCTTCCTTGCGGTTATAGATACCCTTCGGTGAGCCCTGCACATTGTCGCGGCGCTGTTGCAGCAACTGATCCTCACCGCCAGTCAACACACGCTCCAGCGGGGCATACCATGACTCACCACGCATCTGCTGGAAGCCTTCCTCAGAGATACGTCCGGTGGCACGGAGCACAGTCAACAGGCCCAGATGATATTGTCTGAACTCGTCTGCAGCCTTGTGCAGGTATTCAGGTGCATTGTAGATTACCCTGATCGCATGCTCCATCTCCATCGGAGTCTTGTGACGACCAGCAAGTTCCACAGTTGTACGGGCGACTAGCAACTCGTCAAGATCCCGCTTCATACCTCGAGCGGTCTCCGTGAGGATACGCTGTAAGGGCTTCAGCGGATTACCCTGATCGTCCTTGAGCTCGATTGCATTGCCGTCTGGATCCACAAACACTGGTCGATGCGTCAGCCACGATTCGGTCATCGAGATCCAACGACCAAACATACTGGCTAGCTTGCCGGCGTTCTGAATTGCAGGCAAGTCCTTCAGATTGTTGTCTTTGGTTGACGTAACTGCAAGCGACCGCTCCAGTCCGTATGAGCTACGCACCAGTCCACGGTACATCATACGCAGCCATTCGCTCGTGGGTCTGCGACGACCTGGCAGTTCATCCACCGAATAGATAACCTTCGGCAGATCGTCTGTGTTCGGAATCGTACGAGTGTAGTCTTCACTCTTGAGCTTGTTCTTTACCCACACGTTGTAATACGTCAGGCCCATGCCAGCACCTGCCGCAGTCCACATAGCAACCTTGGCCCAACGGTTCGGATCGTCTTCGTCAGTGACAAGTACCCCTGTCACCAGACCACTCATACCACCGTTCAGACCCGCCCTGATGTACGTGCCAAACGGCCCACTTGCCCCTCGAGTTCTTTGAGGCTCAGGACCGCGAGGCCCTGTCGCGTTGCTACTTGGCGAGCTTGGCGGTACACTTCCTCCACCGGAAGACCCAGCTGCTTGACCGCCTGAACCGCCTCCCACAGATGCTGGAGTGTTTGGTTGGGCTGCATTGCCACTACCAACACCGGCACCACTGCTCGAAGACTGATCGGAGGCGAACTTTTTCCAAAGCTTTGAGATGTCTTTGTTTCCTGCATTTGTCCACTCCTGATAGGCTTGATTGAACTCTGAATCACGAAGCATGTATTCCCAGAATTGTTTCATAGATTCAATGTTGTTGGTATACTCACGTCCAACAACACCAAGAATCCGCGTAAGCGCACCTGAGAAATCTTCGTTATGCTTCCGTGTATGCTGGTGTGCAAACTCATGCACTAACGTACCCCACCACTGATCTGCAAGCAGTTCGGCATCAGTACCAAACTCTGCTCGTGATGCCATAGGATTATACAGCACGATGTTTTGCTGAATCGGCAAACCTGAGACACCCGCAGCCTTTGCAGCATCTGCAACAGTAGTGTAGTGTACGTTCATGCCTAGCGCGCTTGATCCAACGTCAATACCCCCAAAGGCTCCAGGCTGTTGGACCCTAAAGGTTGTGACTTTACGACCTAAGTACATGCTAGATATAGCATCATAGAGCTTTGCGGACATATCAGCTAATGCGATAGTCCAACGCTCATTAGCTACACGACTAGCAAGCTTATCTACTTCTGGAAGATTTGAAGTATTGAACACACCTACAACACGCCCATCACCAGTTGGAACAATGTTAGCATAGCCACTAACTAGTGAAGCTTTAAAGTTCTCTACTTCTTTGCGCTGAGCATTAAAACCTAAATTCTTGAAGTAATTCTTGATGGCTTCTTTTGTTTCGCCACGAACTTCATCACGAGATAGAGTGAACGGATATTCTATGTGCTTAACATCTACTGTAGGCTTAATGTTAATCAACATAGCTCGAGGGACATTACCTGTCACATCAAAATCTGTATTGAATTGATAGTTGCCATTATTTAGGATATTGACATAGTGCGAGTAATCTCTTGCAACTTCATCAGCAGTCCCCCAAATCTCGACGATAGCTCCAGGCGTTCTAATAGTATCTAACAAACGCTTGCTTCTTTCGCCATATGGAACAACTAGACCAGTACCAGGCGTCTCAATACTAATACCTGGCATGATAGAACGCTCCAACCAATCGTTTAGCCACCAACGAGCTGGAGCTATATCCTTAACTGCTTCCGGTAAAAACTTAATTCTTGTAGTAGTTCCAGTCTCTAGAAATGGAGCCAACTCTGGATTAATCTCTTCATAATCAAGCACCATCCCAAAGTTGTCCCAATCTTCACCACTACCACGAAGTGTAGAGCTGTAAAGCTTACCGTCTTTTCCCCACGCCGTAGTATGTACTTCAATCTGTTCAGCAGCAGAGAAATATCCAACTTTGGCTACACCGAAACCACCTGAAGCATCTAACGTTGGCTTATCTGTTCCACCAACATCAACAAACTCCTTCTGCAAAACCTCAGGTGTAACCCCAAGACCATCGTCTGTAACTTCAATCGAGTTGTCTGTATCACTAATAACAACTTTGATCTTACCTGTACCACCAGGTTTTCCACGAATGGAGTCGATGGCGTTCTGTACTAATTCCTTGACGCTTGTAGTTTCTACACCCTTGTTATAAAGTACAGCGCCAAGCTTACGCTTCATGGAATTGTCAAAGCCACCACCAATACCTTCAACTCGTACATCACTAGCAGTTGGACTGATGCCACGACGAGCCATTTCTTCAAGCAGACGATCTTGCTTAGCTCTATATGGCTGAGCACTAAGCATGTCTAGGCCTGAGATGGTTTCATCCATCTTGTTGTACAAAGCAATAGCTTCATCGTCAGTAAGCTTAGTTTCATCCTTACCCATTAACTTAGCAAACTGGGCAGGAGTGTATGGTTCTTGCTGTGGTGCTTTATCTACAGACTCGGGCTCAGTTCGAGCAATGACTGCTTCACCAACTGCAACTGGATTATCTGTATTCGCTATAGGTTGTGGCGAAATGTTCTCACCCTTACGCAGGGTAACAGTCATCTTGGCCAAGCGCTGCTGGTCAAGGATAGCGCCAGCATTACGAGGGTTCGCATCCAGTAGACTGTTAACATGCTCCTTCAGATTGTCAAGCACGCTTTCGCGAGGATCGTACTTAATCTTCGCTCGCTTGAATTCAGCCTTGACTTCTTCTGGTGGCAGGCGCAACAATTCCGCAACCGACCTCGACAGGTTGAGTGTCGAGAATTCGCGCGAGGTGACAGGCCTCGCAGGGGGTGCAGAGGAAGCGGGGGCTGAAGCGGGAATGGTGCGTGGATCGGTCGGTGGCGCGTTGGGGCTGGGAGTGGTGGGGGTGGAGGGAGAGGAGTACGCACCTGCTACCACAGCCGCGAGCTGAGTCTGATACTCCTCAGCCGAGACCTGCTGACGAACCTTGGCGCGATGGATCTGAGTGACCTGATCCGAAATGCGTACAAAGTCCTCAAGCGTGATGGGGCGTCCTGCGTCGCGAGCAGCAGCGGCAACCTCGAGGACAGCATCGTTACGCTTGCCACCCGGAGTCGCAGTCAGGTGTCCGTCTTGAAAGCGCTTCCAGAGTGTACTAATGTTGATCCTGCGGGACTCAGCATCCCGCGCGGTGGACATAGTGTTCAGGTCTGAGTATCGCTTCGGCCCCGACTGTTCTGGAGGAGCCACGTCAGTAGTCGGACTCTTAACTTCCGACTCGGCAATACCCTTATCAGAATTTTGATAAGCGTCCGGTTTCGGGGGCTCAGCGGCACGAACTTCGGGTGCAACAGACTCAGATGAAGCAGCCTGCTTAGGCCGCTTTTTGTTCGGCTCACGAAGCTTGTTACCTTCGGCATCGTAGACTCCACGCTTAACTAACTCATCGGTGATGAGGTCGATTTTATCTAGCAGCTTCTTGAGCCTAGGATCTGTTTCAGCAACACCCTGTTCATCAAGTGCGAACGCAGCATCTACTAAATCACTACGCTTACGCTCAAGACTTGTCTCAAGTTCGGTTGGTAGATTCTCAGCAAAGGTTTTATTGGTGATCTTTACTGGTCCACCAAAGATACGGCGGTCAGTCTTCTCGTCATAGCGAGAACCCTGAATCGGCATGTCCTTAAGGCCAGCAGCATCAAGTGCTTCACGCAAACGCTGCAAGCCTTCTTCAGCATCCTCACGATTGACGTACTGATCGCCGTCATAGTACACAGCTTTAATCTTCTTTGTTTCTGCTGTGCTAGTATGGCTACCGGGATCGCTACCATCCATACGGTAGTACGGCTGCGAACCAGGGTTCTCCTCAAACTCGAAGACAACCATGTAATCGTCAGCTAGCCCGCTGCCTACATCCAGCGAGGATCCCTTACGCAAACCGTTCTGAATAATACCAACAGCTGAATCTACGTCAGTACCATGCCGGACTGTAGTTCTAGGCGGATTGTCGATAGTCTTCTGTACTGCTGCACGTCGGTCGATTTCAGCTTCGATCAATTCGACGCGCTTCACAGCATCCGAGAACTCCGGTGTGTCAGTCTTGCCGGTACCCTTAAGCTGGTCCACACGCGAGAGTTGCAACGTGTGTTGGATTGCGAGGGTAGTCTCAGACCACTTCGTGACGCGCTCCTCGTACGACAGCTTAGCGGGCTTGCCCTTACCAGGTGCGTCAGTAAGCGGACGGATTAGATGGCCGTCTTCGTTGATGATGCCGCGAGCGAGAATCTCGTTACGGACAGTCTGGTATTCCTTGAGCAGTTGTTTATACGAGTCTGGAGCTTCGCCCTCGTCGTCAATACCGAGCTTAGAGTACTCAGTATCAAGCTGCTCACCACGACGTTCCCATTCAGCGTAAAGCTTCTTCTCCTGCCAAGTCTTGACCTGTTCGTCAAGCGTCTTGGGCTTCGGAGGTTCTGGTGCAGTCGGGTCACCTCCGGCGATGATGCGCTCAGCAGTCTTTGGAAAGTGGAGCGGAAAGAGCTCCTTATGCTCCTTCATGAAGGTCTTGACTTGCTCGTTGCGCTCCTTCTTCGGAATCGCCTTCCAAGACTTGTCAGGATTCTCAGCGCGATAGCCTTCAGCAACTGCGGCTTCGGCCTTCTCAAACTCGAGGGCCTTAGCCTTACGTGCAGCTTCAATCTGCCGAGCACGTTCGATCTGTGCTTCGTTCTGCGCACGACGCTCAGGAGACTGTTCATCTCCAGGCTTCGGTGGAGTGTTCGGATCAGTAGGTGCACCGAGAGTCTTTTGCAAGTCCTCCTTGCCACGTACCGCATTCCACAGTGGCCTGGCAACCTTACCCAACACAGGGAACGCTGCATCGAACCCCACGCCAAACGCGAGGTCCTTAGCCATCGTGTCACCTGATGCGTCCTGCCGTGTGACAGCCTGCACTACGTTAATCGGCAAGCCCGTCGCCACGTTCGCTGCAACCTGCTTACCCAGCGACGCGGTTGGTGCAGTCGAGGCTACGATCGCTTCAGCAAGCTTAGTCTTCGGTGCGTACTTAACAATGACCTGACCAGTCTTCGCTGCTGCTGTGCCGTAGCCAAGGCTGCCCGCAGGTAAGCCACCGACAAACTCACCAACCGTTCCGGCAGCTCCACGCTGGTCAAAGATTTTGTCTGCTGCCTGGAAGCCTTGTGCCCAGTAGTCCCGAATCGCTTTTGCAGGATTCGGCAAGTCTGTGCCGGCCAGCTTGTTGATTCCACGCACGGCTAGGTCAGGGATACCCATTGCGAGATCCCCAACCATAGCTGGCGTCTTTACAAACCCTGCACCGACACCACGAGCGAAGTCCTCAGCCGTACCAAGAATGCTCTTGCGGTCCTCCTCTGGGGCTGGTCCAGACTGTTGCTGCGACTCTTCCTGTTGGCGTTGCTGCAAGTATTGCAGTGCTGGATGCACGCCACCAGACTGTTGCTCACGCCGCCTACGCTCCTCCTCCTCACGCTGCTTCTGCAAGTAAATTAATGCTGGATGGCTCATGGCTTATACCCTAGCTTGCGAGCGTCATTCATCGTAATCAACTTAGCATCCACCATACGCTTAAGCTCAACCATAAACGTCTGGGGATTTGCAGACAACATCGAGTAGATAGCTGTGTACTCGTCTGGCGTCATGTCACGTGTCGGACCTGCTGGAACTGGTGCTTGCGAAGGCGCAGACTGTCCCGGTGCCGGAGGACCTTGTGGTACGAATCGCTGCTGGCCCCCCTGCGCAGGTGCCTGCCCCGGCGCCACAGTTTGTCCCGCACCAGCCCCCTGCTGAATCACCACACCCTGCGGCTGCATCCCCACACCACTGTTAATATCATCAGGACGTAGCTGACCATTCATGAACTTAGCTTGTGTAGCCTTAAGATCGTTCAGATGCTGTCTTGCGATAGTCATCTGTACTACAGCTTCGTTATACTTCGAGAAGTCTACACCCTTTTGCTTATGCTGCTGATCTGGGGGAATAAGCTTATAGAAGCTAGGGAATCCATCAATAACAGCTTGCAAGCCATTAATCTCTTGAATAGCTCGAGCCTTCATATTCTCGAGATTGTCCAGATACTTATCCCACTGATTTCCTTGGCCAGCCTGTAGGCGCATATACGACGCTTGGCGCTGAGACTCAAGACCGTAAGCTTGAGCATAAGCGTCAAGCAGTTTCGAATGCATATCGTTCTTAATGAAGTTCTTAGTGCCTTCATCAAGAGTACCGAACATCTTGAGCGTGCCAGACTTTTCAAGCTCAGCAAAGCCCTTATCAACCAGCTTTGGAATGTTGTCTGGATTGATCCGCATGAGACCTCCAATGTCATTGACAGCCTTGCCAACGGCACCTTCAGCCATGCGAGCAATAGCTTCCTGTCGTGCCTTGAAGCGCTTAGTTTCAAGCATTTCAGGAGAATTCTCAAAACGAGCACCAGCTAACTGCTCGTTGCCAATGTCGATACCCTGACGTGCGCCACGGAGTTGAAGCTGCTCGGCCTCACGCTGTGGACGCGTACGCATACCAGCAAACTCAAGCTGCTGGTCAGTGTACTTCATTGCGCCAGGTAGCTGCTGATTCCCTCCAGCCATAACGCCTGGCATGGTGGGCAGAGCCATCTGCACATTCGGCGCCATAGCGATTTCCTTACGGAGTCCGGCAGCGCTAGGCCCATTGACCTTCATGCCCTGAAACATAGGAGAGAACTTGGCAGCAGTGCTAAACGCAGTGTTTACTGTGTTCGGATCTGCTGCCCCAGCTTCGTACATACGCAGAGCCATCTCAGCTCCACGGATAGCATTCTCACGTTCGAGCTGTGCTTGACGATCCTTGCGCTCTTGGATCTGCTGATGCATTTGGAAGCCCTGAGGCACTCCCTGCATCAGCATTGACCAGAAGTTATCTAATTGCTGCACGGCCATTTGAGGTCTCCTTATCAGAACTGGCTGCCAATCCACGAACCAGCCTGCTTACCAAGGGTACTACCAACACCACCAGCCATAGCCCCAAGACCCATACCAACCACGCCACCAAGAGCACTACCAAAGCCAGGTTGCTGCACCACCTGGGCCGGTCCGACGCCAGTCGTTCCCATGCCGAGGAGCATCTGGAGGTAGTTCGCAGCGTTCTGCTGGCCGATCTGCGACGCCAACTGCTGGTACTGAGCACCGAGGTTGGCATTAAGGTTGTTGACACCCTGTGCCTGCTGCGCATTGAACTGGTTGTTATTCATGAAGTTCGATGCATTCTGCATCTGTCCAGTCAGGTTAGCCTGCTGGTTGCTCTGTAGCATGTTGCCCCACTGACCTGAGTTGGCGATCTGGGCTTGATTGTTCAGTCCCGCAGCCTGTAACCAGTTGCCGGCGTTCTGGCCGCTTGCACTCAGCCCCGTCGCCTGGTTCGCCAACATGCCCTGTAACGCATTGTTAGCACCCTGGCCAAACGCCTGTCCGTACGCACCCTGATTGCCCTGGAGTACATCAATGTTCTGCGCATTCTGTCCGAGTAGAATGTTTAGGAACTGTGCATCCTTGTCCTGATTCGCGAGCTGTCCCTGCAAGTACCGATTCTGTGCAGCAATTTCGCTATTTCCAGCCATAGCGGTAAGCTGGTTTTGCTGATCGGCTTGAAGCTTAAGGCCTTGTAAAGCATAGTCTGCAAGTTGGGCCTGCTCATTTCCGAGCGATCGGTTCATTGCCACGCCAAGCGAATTAGCGAGTGCAGTACCGTTGCCCATATTGCCAAGACCTTCCTTCGCTTGGGCCAGTGCTTCGGCACGCTGCTGCTGAAATGCTGGTGCAAGCTGGCCTTGCATGTTTCTGAAAAACTCGCTATTCACACCACCAAGCTTGTCAATCGACTGAGCCTGGAAGCCACCACCGCCACCTTGATAACCTTCCATCCCCACGTCACGGATTGCGCCACGGTTGAAGAACTGTGACAGTGGGTTCTGCACACCCATGTACGCCTGCTGTGACATCTGGGCAATCTGCTGAGGGTTCAGCATCTGGCCCTGGACTTGCGGTACAGCGTTGGGATTAACGCCCTGAGCAAACATCATCTGGCTTTGATCAATCATCTGTGGATTGATCTGCGGAGCGCCTGGCGTTGGGCCTACCCACTGTGCAGCCTGCGGACCACCCTGCGGACCCTGCGACCAGATGTTATTGAACCCACCAGTCGGCCCCTGCTGAGGAGACTGCGCACGCAGCGCGTTGCCGATCTGCTGCTGCGCAAAGCCCATAACACTTTGGGCATTAGGGTTCTGATAGTTCTGGTACCCACCAGCAGGATTGCCACCACCTTGACCCTGCTGAGCATCCCAAGCAGCTTTACCAGCTAACCACTGTTGATCGCCGGCAGCAGTTGCACGCTGGATATCTGTCGGCTGCCCAGCAGTATATCCACCACCCTGAGGCATGAATCCGCCTTCAGATTGCATCATACCGAAGGCACGATTTGGTTGCTGATAGCCTCCAGCAGGTCCACCAACCTGGGAGATGTTACCTCCCATAGACTGATAGCCTCCAGGGTTCACACCGCCAGCAGGTACCCCCGCAGCGTTTGGCTGTGCAAAGGGCTGGACCTGATTGTTAAACTGTCCAGATGACATACCCTGCTGTCCAGCCGGGCCTTGCATTGGTGCTTGAGTGTTGGGGTTCTGTAGCCACCCAACCATATTACGACGCAGACCAGTAATGTCAGTCGGCGTTGTGTCAATCTTCTTCGTTGTTGCTCCCATTGAAAACCTCAGAGTAAAGTATACCGAACTCCACTTCGTCTATCCAATTCCCTCCGATCAACACCGACTCACGACGAACGCCTTCACGTACAAAACCCACGCGCTCAGCAAGTCTGAGTGTCGCGTGGTATATCGCTGGTATTGTCGCATTAAGTCGTCGGAAGTTAAACAGCTTGAACATAACTTCCAAGCATCTGCGACAAATGTCGTCTTTGTCACGAAGGTTTCGGTCGAAGAATACTACATGACAAACCGCCTGCGACAGCGTATGAACGTCATTGATATAGATAATACCGACGATCTGGTTCCTTTCGGTTGATCGTATTTCGAGCCAGAACGTATGTGGCAATATAAGCAGGTTTACGAAGTTGTCAATATCCCCGCGAGTCAAATCACTGAACAATGTACGGTAGGCAGACATCTTCTCCCACAACCAGCGAGCTTTCCACTGATCTAGAATGAATGGCTGCGCGTAGTACTTGCCCGCAGTAATTACAACACTGTGAGGTAGGCTATCGAGTTCGCGCTGCTGCACTTCAAGTACATTACTTTGTCCGTCCATGAGTCGCGTCGGGAATCGTAGAGCACTCCCGCCTTGTTGAGGTTATAGATGTAATGCCGTGGAATCTTTCCCAACCCATGCGTGACCGTGAATTCGACGTCTGCTGTGCCGGTATCGCTTATCAAAATTTCGATACCTCGCATATTTTCAGCAAGCGTAAGCCTTTTGTCTAAGGCTTTTAGAATGTTCTGTACGGTCTCAGG